ACCGTCTTTGTTAAGACCGTGATTCTGGTCTCCCAGGTTATACCGATTATGAAAACAAACCATCACACCAAGATTGTCCCATGCCTCTCTTGGATTCTCAGCGCATTCGTCCTGAGATATTTTGATTTCGTACCCCTTGTATTTTTCGCTCTCCATGATATTCTCCTTTTTATGTTATTGGGGATCGGTTCTGCATCCGATCCCCGGTTATTATTTACGCCATTGCTGCTTGCTTCTCCTCTGACCTTAAGTATTCAACCGCCATGAAGATCATCTCCTCAAGCTTCTTTGAATCCTTAACGTCTTTGATATGGTAATGTACCACCGGCATCCCCAGGCTTATCCCGGAGCATTCATCTTTCACATAATCTTCCAGGTCGGGATAATAAACATGCCAGTGTTTTTGACCGCCGAAATCACAAAGACCGATACGGCCATTCACGTCAATCATGAACATTCCGAAAGCCACCCGCCAGGCAGCTACCAGGCTCATCAATTCTTTGAACTGCTTTTCCATGATACTCTCCTTTACTTTTTTTTGTTTTTCTTTTCCTTTTCCATTTCCTTTTTCATATCCTTTTTCCAGGCAAATTCTTGTAAAGTCATTTCTTACTCCCTTCTACGTTGATCATGTAGACATTGCAGACCGCCCCGTTGTACTGTCCAAGGCCGTCATATTTCTTTTCCTGATTCGGAAGCGTCCAGCAAATCGCTTTGCGTCCTTCCGCTCTTAACTCTTTCGCCCTCTTATTCCTGGCCCTCAATGCTGCTTTGTCCGATTCGTAACCATCCCACAATCTTGAGAATGATTCCTGACACATGGCCGACTCCTTTATTAAGGTTATAGGTTTATTTTAGAAACCTCTTTTTCAAAATCGCCCTCCAATCCTTTTTCACAATCATGCATTTCTTGTCCGTTTGAATTTCAATAATGATACCGTGACAGTGATTTGACATACTTCCAAACGATAGACTCTCACGATGCTTTTTTAAATTCGCTTTCTCGATGCGCTTGAGCGCACTGTCAAATTGACCGTAACTTATTATCTCGTTTTCCATGACCACCCCTTTATTAAGGTTATAGGTATTTCGTTTAAAGACTCTTGTTCAACCTGGGCTTGTCAATCCCAAGGATACCTATTGGGAAGGAAATCAAAAACGCTACCACATTCTTGATCCCCTTCCCGGTATCGGAACTTTCCCTCATCCATTCCCTGCTAAGACTTAGGCTTCTACCCCATCATCGTCTTGGCCTTTCGGCTCTTACAGCTTTCACTCCGGCCCTATACAGTAGTATAGGCCAGGGCTGGAATCCGTACTGATTCCCAGGCGGTTGGTTTCCCGCCCGGCAACCGAAGGTGGTTGCTCAACCTCACGACTCTGTTCTTATTCGGCCCCTTGGGGGGGCCCGCCTCTAACGGCTTCGTCGTGACTCATCTTTGAAAGAACGCCCGAAGGTCAAACTTGATTGAAACAGCTTCAATCATCGACCTCCTATATATAATATACTATATGTGTCAACCCGGCCTGGTGAGGAAAAATTGGTGAGGAAAATTGAACAATTTTAAACACTTGACACGATTCATCTAAGTTATTATATACAGAAAATATGGAGCTTCTCAAAACCTGCTCAAGATGCAAGCTTACCAGACCGGTTTCTGAATTTACCAAGAACCGTTCTAAAAAGGATGGTCTTTCTTGTGAGTGCCGGTCATGTAAAGCAGAGTCTCAGGCAAGATATCTAAACTCTGATAAGGGCCGTAAAGCCGTCCAGAGGGCCGTTAAGAAGTACCAGGCGACCGGTGGGGGCAAAGAGGCTTTTAATAAGGCTACGGCCAAATACTGTGCGTCTGAGCATGGAAAACGGAAGCGATCTGAATACTATTCCTTACCAGAAGTCAAAGACATGAGAAGGGACAAAGGACGGGATTATTATAAAAAACGCAAAAAAGAGCATCCCGAAAAATATCGTGCTTATTGTAAATTGAAATATGCTCTTGAAAGCGGTAAAATCAAAAAGCCGGACAAGTGCGAGGATTGTCCGGCTACTAAGAACATCCAGGCCCACCATGAAGATTACAGTAAGCCCTACAATGTAAACTGGTTGTGTCCGAAATGCCACCGCAGACGAGACCGGGAGCGTAGGGTCAGGCTGGCTCTTTCTTCGGGCTCGGCTTCCCATCCAGGTCAGGAAGACCGCCCGGGAAAGCCCTCTCTATCAGAACCAGGCGATCCTGCAAACCTTTCGTAACCTGTAAAATTGTCTGAGCAAGCTGATTCTTCTTTTTGCGAATATCCCGCAGACCTTCTTCTGCCTGGTACTCGGCCAGCATTAAATCCTTGTACTGGTTTTCCAGGTCTGCCAGCTTGACCTCAACCATGCCATCCTGTTTTTTAGTGTCCGTCACGTTCCGCTCCTTTTTTAATAGGTTATGCAAATTTTATGTATATACCATAAATGTCAATCGACTGATCTCCCCCAATATTATTTCCCTCTATCTCAATCCAGTGAGTCTGTCCTTCATAAAACGGATTCGACCCCGCCGGAGTCGCAACCGACTTGAGTTTATATACAAGATGATCTCCATCAACAAAGGTAAGGTCTGAATTTAAAAGCAACTGCTCACTGCTTGCTTCTGCCGAATCTATTGCACCCAAACAATAAGAATTTAATCTTATGGTCATACTTGCAGAACCCGACCCTTTGTTAATCACGGAAATAATATAAATCGTATAAGCACCAGCACCCGCTCCCGCACCGGGGGGCATGTTAAATGAAAACATGCATTTTGTTCCAGTAGATGCATTGTTCCAAAAAATAAAGGTATATCCAGAAGCTTTCCATAATTTCGGAGTAGACCCACTATCAATAGGATCGCCATTACTATCAAGTATTACTCCGCTTATAGGAATATGAATTGTTCCGGCATGAACATGAAGCGGATCGGCATTGCTTCCATTAATAAGTTTTTCTGCCTGTGCGCCGGTCACACTTGTCTGCCCCGCACCCGTACCGTCTGAACCTCCTAAACGCAGAGACCCTCCATCATGGACTTCCAGCCGTCCACCGGCCTGGAAAATTGTTCTTACCCCACTACTGGCAAAGTTATTGACCCCGCCGGTCAACCAATTCATGACCCCGTTTATTTCTGGATAGGATAGCAGAAGATTATTTATTCTCCCATTCGTTCCTTCCCATATACCTTCAATCGTTCCCAGGTCATTATAAGAATTAAGGATACCCCGGATATTAAGATAATTGCTGGCATCAACATATATCTCACCACCGGAAAGAATTTTGATTATACTTCCCGCTCCGGTCACGGTCACAATACCGCCATTAAATACCAGGAAAGAGCCATCGGTAACAAAGCTGTCTGCTGCCACGCTGCACTCAAACAAAAAGGAGTTTGTACCGTAGGAATACTTCATAAACATTTTCTTGGGCTTTGTATCCCCGGCCCACCATCTTACAGTATTTGCCCCGCTTGCTTTTCCCGGAAACCAGCGATCAAAACCATTTTCATAAGACCACCATCCGGCATCCATGACGACCATGCCTTCACGGTAATTCCATTCAAATCGTTTGAGACCTTCTGTTCCAAACCGGCGTTCATCCCATATACCCTTTGTACCGGCACTGGCATCATCGGCTGGTAAAACACATAGCGGACTCCCGCCGTTCCAATCCCATTCAAATTTTCCAAGAGGTATTTTGTCCGCAGGAAAATTATAAAGACCCTGGCTGGCGGTCTCTTCCAATAACCCAAACGCACCCGCACTGTCCAGATATACAAAATACGTTTTGCCATCATCACCAGACCCCAGGACTGAACTGGCATCGAAAGAAAGCGTACCCGGTTCTGGAATTTCATCACCGTCAATTATAATGACAGTACCGGACTTGTACGATGCAAAATTAATCAAGGTATCCGTGACGGCATCAATGGTAGGCTTCAAGGAGTTATTAACATTCTGTGATGCGTCTCCCCAATCCTCATCTATGCGATCCGCAAAAGGGGCAATGATGTTATTGATATGGCCCTGGCGACGGTGCGCTGTCCATACATCTTGAGAAGCTGACGTTATAACAGAAGTAATCGTTTTTGGTGTAAAGGATTCAAAAGTAATATTTCCCGAACCATCTTTTGTTATCTTTGCCAAAAAAAGATCATTCTGGTTTGACCCAACACTTCCATCACTTCCTTTTGCGTTTGCATCCGCTCCTGTTCCACCAAAATCAGTAGGGGCATCCGTACCGGCCCTCAAAAAATAGTTTTCATAAATCTTGACGTTCTCCGGCGTATAGTCCGCTATGGCTGCACCCATATATTCTGAATGTTCTTTATATGCCAGCGATAAATAAAATGTACCCGTACCCAAAAGAATGTCGCCGGTCGTTGGATGAAGACTCCATTTATTTTCCGTAGTATATACGGCCCGGTGGCCCTGCCAGGATTCCGGGATGTTCGGTACAATAATTCTATTAATGTCCCTGGTAATGCCGTATCCCTTAGATATGGCTATGGCATGTGCTTCCGGGGATGTCACGGCCAGGGAGCTTGCCCCGCCGATCTTAACGCCCCAATTAATAGAGGGATCAAGAAAAGATTCAATCACAAATTTAATCTGATCGCTTATTGCATTTTGGCCATGCAGTATAACTCCGGCTTCCTCGACTTCACCCTCAAACGCACCACGTCTTTTCCGGGCAGTGCTTAATTGCTGATTATTCAGATTCATACTTCACTCCTTTAGCCTGGTACAAAAAAATCATTCAGATATTCGAGAACCTGTTTATAAATAAAATTCTCTATAATAATATCCGTGGTATCTTTTACCATGAATTTAATTCTGAATTTATGCCATGCCTCAAGCGTTCCATCCTCGGCCCTCAAACTGGAATTGTTTTTGAACTCTCTCCAATCCGCACTTGAAAGATCGCCCTGGCTGTAAGCCTGTTTAACCTCAATCCTAAAATAATTTCCTATTTTGTTACGCATCCAGTGAACAACATCGAAAATATAATTTTTATCCGTGACAGTAAGCTGAACATCTTCACCGGTTATGGTAATTTGCTGGTTCTCATATCCGGTCTTTAACCTAAAATAAGTCGTCATGTCTTCTATGCAGCCAGCCGGATCGACCGTAAAATTTGTGAAAGTCAAACCGTTTCCGATCTTGGTTATACCGTATGGAGAAACATTATATTTCCTGAACCCATCCAGGAAAGTAAGCGTGTGAGACGGAATATAATCTTTCAATATTTCCGTAAGCTCATGGCGTTTTGTTATGTAGGTGGCCAGGACATAGGACGGCGTAGTATTTAAATAAACAGTGCCAAACACACGGCTATTATTATGCTGCTGAATAAAATATTTTTCTACACCAGACTCAATATTAATGGCCTTTGCTATTGCTAAAACTTCTGGATCGGCATCTCCATTATAGGCATTTGTTTGATCCGTCAATGAACTGAAAACGTATAAAATCTGAGACGTAGGATTATACCACAAGTATACTGTTCCCTCATCAGAATTTTCATCGGTTATCCCATTGAGCGTAATATAAATTATCAGGTCTGATATTCCCCCGACCGGATCATTCACTTTCTCATCTTCATCATAAACCATGAGATGTCTTATCCAGGGACTAAGAAGTATGGCCGGTGTTCCATTCTTTATTATATCCAGTGTACCACCAGGCGATCCCGCACTAAAATTATCGGCATCTATATAAGAACTGGCTTCTCCGATGGCCAGGTATAACCCGCAGTATTTACCGGTAATAACATCGGTAAAATCAATCGCATTAATAACAAGCTGGCCGTCCACATAGCCCTTAAGCTCCACACCACCGCCTATTTCAATGGCCTCAAACCTGATATTCCTGGTTTCGTTGCGGAAAGAATAACTGACCTCGGCCAATATAAACGTATTTGGAGTTATCCTTTTCATTATCCTGAAAACATCAAGGTCTCCGATATAAAAAAGAAAATACCTGTTGACATTTGCCATCGTGCCTGTTGCAAGCTGCCTTAAGCTTAGTTGTAGGTATCCTGGGTGAGCGTGATCCGAAAAGGTAAAATCCGCATTGACAGATTGATCCAGGGATGAAAGCTGGTTTTTATAAGATGCAAAGCCCCTGGGATCGCTGCATCCGTTTACGCTGGTTTTGTTGGTTAATATTAAAAGCCCCTCATCCACAGTGTCGTGTATCCAATCCGATCCCAGGCCCACCCCTGCATCCGCAACACAGTTTGTATCCGACCGGTTAAAGTCATCCGAAAATTCAACCTCACTGATTTGACTCAAAGCTCTTTGATATTCGTCCGGGATCGAACCAAGACCTGATTCATAGTCATCTAATTGAACATCGTTTGCGCTATTGGTATGATTATATATTTCAAAACCAGCGTACTCACCGGTCAAGTGTTTGTCTGCCGTAGAATCATCACCGGATATGAGAAGAACATCATCTACATACCCAAGAAGTCTAACAGTATTTCCAATATTCATAGCCACAAGCTTAAACACGTGGTCGCCACCACCTATACCCGCACTGAGAAGCTGCTTTACCACATATCCGGTATCATTCACATATCTTCTAAGATAGAGAACGTCCGCAGCATTGAAATATTCAAGTCGATAATAATTATCTGGATCGGTATCGGAATCCCCTCTTATCAAAAGCTTTGCAGAATATCCGTTAGTACCGGTATCCAGCGTAAATTTTGCCTGGACATAATGGGATGGATACGCAGTAAGAGGATTTTTATTCACCGCAGCACCATATTGAACAGTCAGGCTATTTTCCCTTACCTTATTGCTTTCAATCTCAAGATTTCCGCCATAAACTGACCAATCTGTTCCAAGCGCACCATCGGCACGATCAAAATTATCTGTAACTTCGACCGTTTTCCCGCTCAGTACCTTTGCAAACAAACCGCCGATTGCGTTAATCACCTTTGATTGAATTTTATAAAGATTCCCACACTCCTCCTCAAGAATCGGAATCGCCCCCTTAATAGTGTGCATACCTACAGAATTAAATCCCCGGATTCTCAAAATTTGATCTACATGGTGATGTCTTTCAAGATCAAGGTCTTTTGCTTTGTTTGTAAGGTAGGTGTCTTCGGACGTTCCAAGATGAAGCATTCTTTTTAAAGTCTTATACAAATCGTCAATGTAATTGATTGCATAAGAAATAGGTACAATAAACCAGTACAGTTTTGTCATAGCATAGCCCTCGGTAGATCAAAATAGCAGAACGCATCCCTGGGATCACCGTTCTTCCACCCCTTCACCCTTACACCCACCCGGACATTTGCCTCAATAGTTTTATAATTCATGAACGGGGGAAATGAGCTTTTAAGCATATTTCTTACTCTGGTATTGTGCCAGTTAGAAAGCTTGACAGAGATATTCGCTCCGTTCACGCTCTCATTTTCCGTCACCGTATAACTGACAACATTGTTCCCGCCATCTTTAATAAGGTAATTGTTTATGTAAAGCTCAAGGGTTTCCGGGATGATATTTGAAATCTCAATATCCAGCTTTTCAAGAACTTCATCGTATACACAGGAAATGTAGTCTGAGGATAAAAATAGTATCGCCCCGCCGTACCCCAGGGAGGCTATTGGAACAGACGCAACATCGGGGGCTTCCCCGTATCCATGCTCGACTATTAATAAGGTGGTGGTTTCCATTACGGTGAGTATACCTCTCTCTCAACAATAGCACCGGAATTGAGCAATGTTGTAATAATTAAACCGGCTGGATTCTTGAGATAAAATGTTTTAAGGAGAGTCCCTTCATAATCATAGAGATATAATTTAAGACGGTTACTGTCACCGGAATCATTTTCCATCTTAAACTTTCCGGCGATACCGGAAGTTATAAGAGCAAGCGTCTCGGCCACGTTATCTACCCCAAGATAATTCTGAGGCTTTGCTTCCATAATTATATTATCGTTGTTCTTGATAATGCAATTTGCACTGTCGGCCAATAAATCAAACTTAACAAAATCTCCCGGCCCACTCCACACGTTGTCTTTTACAGTATGGTTAGTAACGCCCTCGGCCACATGCAGAACCGCTTTTCCAAACTTAACATACCTGGCAACACAGTCCCGAAGACTTACCCAACTATGTTCAGCCATCACGCAATCACAGTCTGGTTCCCCAAAAGAAACATCTCTGAGACTTAATCCGCTCTGTGCCCGGATTCCAACCTTTGTTGCTGCAATGTTATTAAGACCGATTCCTACTTTATTGAACTCAATAAAGCCTCCCTCGGTCAACACACAGTCAACCGTATCTTCGTATGAAACACCGCCAATGCTGCTGTTCACAAGTTTTGAACTTGAGTTAAATTTGAAATAGGCAATGCTCCTATGCGCCCTGGCCTCAAGTCTGACATTGGCCAAAACAGAGCCTTCTCCAACCTCCACGATCCTGTTTGCGCCGGTCACGCCGGTATTTCCGGTAATTCTGACATGAGACTGTTTCTGGTCTCCCACACTTCCACCATGTCCGGGATGTCCGATAATCAAAATCCCTTTGGGAAAAGTTACATCTTCCTGGAACTCCTCTGCATCAATAACGGGTGGAGGCGTACCCGTTTTAAGGGTCGCCGTCGCTATGTGCAAAATGTCACCGGGACTTAAGCCAGCCGTTATTGCTGCGCCTATCGTGGTATAGGCATTGGCCCAATCCACGCCCGTACCACCGCCGGTAGCCCCCTTCATAACATAAACATGGCTACCATCAAAATATCTTCCTTCGTATACCATTGCTCACTCCTTTTTTATAATCCACCAAATTCCACAAGAGAGATATCACTTGCGATCATTGTTAATTTCGGTAATTCATTTTCTGACAAAACAATGTTTGCCGGTGCGTTCCCATTGATACTGCTTATCCGATAATCATAAACACCACGCAAACCTCCAATAACCTCTTGGAGATCGGTTAGAAGAAGATCAGCCCCGTAATTCCATTTGGCATAGCTGTAATAGCTGACCAGGTTTTGCAAAATTCTGGATTTCAAAGATGAATTATAATAACTGCCAGAAAATTCCTCTGTTTTTTCGATCTGAACAACGGGCCTGTAATCAATAAAGGTCTGAGCAAATACCCGGATGTCAGTACCAAGCGGAGCTTTTTCTGCAAGATAATCCTCTATGCGTTCAATCAACCAGGCTGGTGGTATTCCACCAGACTCATCAGAAACAATATAAACATCGACCGAACCCGTACCCCGAACCCTTCCTACCGCCCTGGCCCGGAGAACTCTGTCATGCCTGGTAAACTGATTACATGGCGTATATGTCCCATCAAAACAATTTGTTTGCCAGTTAGCATTATTCACCTTGCAATCAAGAACCCCGCCGTCGTTTTCAAAATTGGCACAAATAATTCTGTCCGATTCAAAAGCCCAGGATTCATGTGCATCCCGAATACCATGCGCTCTTGAAGAAAGCTGCCTCAATGCCCGGCTTCTGAGCCGTTCATCGGATTCTACAGAAAACCCGCCAACCGCCGGTGACATATTAATAAAACCGTCTATCCCCGCTATCGGATTTATTACCTGGTCGATCTCCTGTTTTCCATTATCCCCGCCCTCACCGGTTTCCAATGCCCGGATAGGTACGCCGTCAAGAATACGCTTGCCATAAGTAGGAGAATCGGTATCTGTGTCCAATGGTTGAGGACCGCCCACATTGGCCGATCCTTTAAAAAGTGCAGAAGCAATTGTTTCATAATTCACACCGTTCTTTGCCTGAACTTGATAGCCTACCGGAATATTTACATCCGTAGTTAAATAGCTCGCTGCCTCAACCCAAAATCTTAATTGAGTAGTAGATTTTTGCTCGGTCAATCTTTCCGTAGTATAATCCCCTGCTTTATTATCAAGGTCTGCACCGGTAGCTGTTTGGAGAGAAGAAGCTTTTTCAAGTAGTTTAATCTGAAAATTAACCGTTTCGATTTCCGATCCCGCACCTTCGAGAATTTGTCTTTGTGGAGTCCCGATACTCCAATCTTTTACGTTTGAGCCGATCCCGATGACCCATTTAATCATGTCACGGACAATCTGCTCAACGGTCTTATATACGATCATTATACTACCAACTCCTGTTTGATGGTTAAATAATCTTCTTTAAATATAGGCAATATCTCTGCCTGTACCAGAAACGAATCGTCCGTTTTTGTCACCTGAACATTTTTTACATTCGCCACCCTGGGCTCGGCTAAAAGTGTTTTTTCAACTTCTACAGCTATAAGTTGCTGATTTTCATTTTTACCTGTGTGACCTATTAAATTAAGCGCATAGTTTCCGTATTGAGAATACCTCACCAGCGTTCTTAATGCGGTAAGCATTCTAATCTGCAATACCTGGATTAGATTATCCAGACCCGACACCGTTTCGTACCGGCCAGTATCATTATTAAAAACCACATCTCCATCTCGAAACAAAAGGCCAGTGCCAAACACCCTATCTTTTTCCCATATATCATAAACGTCAAGTTGATTAGCCAGGGTATCTACAGTAATGCTTTGAGTCGGCTTTGTCAATACCTTTAGTAAAGTGCCCGGCGGGATATTTTGCGGATCGTCTCCTATAACATCCTTATTGGTTTCATAGATAAGTTTCCACATCGAAGGATCGTTATAAATCTGGCTGGAAAGACGCTCCAATGAAACACCATCTTCAAGCTCAATTTCTTGCTCTACAGAATACCCCGTACTTACCAAAATAACCTGCTGCTGCAATGGAGTTAATTCCATCTCACCATTTTCCAACGCAGTGCCTTTGTATGCTGCTTCTATTTCTTCAATATCTCTATCTGTTAAAGCTATTGACGGCGGGTCTTTTTTGTGGGTTATTGATTCATTATTCTTAATGAGATTTGTTGCGGACTCCATTCTTTTCAATGCGTTTGACGTAGCTGCAAGATACTCAGTCGGCATATTAATAAGGGCTCTCTTAGCCTCAATAATTCCATCAAGAATACTCTGAAAACTTTCTGAAAGAGCAAGAAGCGGATTTATAGTAGTAAGATTATCGACCGTCCTGGCCACGTCCGTAATAATATCTCCTATGCTCGTAATCGGTTGTAAGCTTTTTTTCCAGACACGATCCGCAACAAACATCAACTCATTTCCTATTTCTAATACACCACGGACAGTATCAAGATATTTCTGGACACTGTTTACCATATTGAGCCAATTATCCATTGCATCAAACCCACCACCAAGAACACCAAGGATGTCATATACGCTGCTGTTATAATCTGCCAAAAGACTCATTTCAATAGTATAAACATACTGGTGATTGCGCTGAACATTCATGGCGATCCTGAAATTGTCAATATTAATGTACCAGGCTTTTCCAACTTTCAGGTTATAAAAAACAGTCTCAAATCTCTTGCCGTCCCTTTTGAGCTTTTTGGAATTTTCATAAATCTTATAAAGAGCCATCACCTGTTCATAGCCATTAAGAAACCTAAGCCCCAGGTCTACAAACCTTGGCTTAAATCCCATATTGCCAGTAATTGATGCTTTCTGGATTCCGAACCCGAAAGTATTAAGATGAATACCACCCAGGGTTTGAACAATGGCATCTGCACTCGGAGTATCCCATGTCCAGGACTCAGGTTTTGTTGCGAAAATAAATCGCTTATAATTTGAGGGCAGAACAAGATCACCGCTTTTGTCGGTCGCACCTTTCGGCATATCTGCCAGATCAAGAGGGTTATAGTCTCTTATCTCGATGGCATAAAGGTCTAATAACATAATTGCCTCACTCTATTGTACCGGAATTGTTTTGCGTAGCCGTGGTATCTTTGTCCGTCCTTACCGATCCCACAACCGGATTCACACCCGCAGCCAGCGCACCACCTTTATCACCTATCCCGGTCACATAGGTTTCAATCGTTCTTCCGGTCGCAGCAACATCAAGGTTTGTTGTAACACCTTTAATCTCAGCATTACTCTTAAAATGCTGGATAATCGCATCAGCAATATCAAAAGCTCTCTCCCTGCTTGAATCATCCAGGGCTTTTAAAACCCGCTCCTTGTATTCTTCTCCGCTTTCATTTGCCGGATCAAAAGGAGCGACGGCCTCAATCCTTTCCTTGTGCGCTTGTTCGGCATCGTAAATTACTTTTGCCAGGCCAGCACTCGCCTCTTTATTTCCGGGATTCATTGCCATTATACCACCGCCACCTCAAATTTATCAGTTTTATATGTGTCAGGTCTTAAAAACGTCGTTACGAAAGTAGGTAGATGAGTCGGGTTTACCGGTACTGGTGCTGCCAGGTTTCCAAGACCAAGGGTAGCCGATACCTGGTTGAACCAATCCACAAATTCGCCGGTCGTGAGATAATGGCCATTAATCTTGACTCCCTCGCTGGTCATGGAGATCGTATTCCCATGCTTGTCTTCAACCTCGAAATCCCCGTTTGCTTTCATGGTCTGCCTTGTTCCGCTCGGATGCTCAATTACATAGTCCTGATCTTCCTTGATATTTTCAGGTTTCTGGATCACACCGAAAATAACGGGGCTTGTATAATTATCAAGAAATGTCACGGCCACAATGTCATCAACCTTCGGTTTAAGAGCGCAAAAAAGATAGCACTTTTCAATAATATCGTATCCGTTCCACGGCCTGACATCAAACAAATAATTATCGTATACTTTAACAATCGTCCCGGATACCATGAGCGGATAATTATTGTACTGCTTGATGTTCTGTATTGATGACTGTAGCATTATGCAAGTCTCCCGATGAGCCCCATGTTCTCCGGTAACTCTTTCGGTTCTCCCCTGAAAACAATTCCTGGAAAACGTGTCAGGTAATTATGCAGTGACATTCCCCTTGTGACCGCCAAAGTTGTAACCCACTGCTGGCCGAAAGACCACCTTTGATCCACGCCCTCTATGTAATAAACAAAATAGTCGTCATCTTTAAGGTTTCTCCAAAGATATTCACCGATCCTGATGCGGTCGTTTCCATTTATCAAAATGCTGCCATTATGAAACTCGTCATTATAGTAGTACCAATCTATGATTTCTTTCCTTTTTTTCGTGGCCGTATCAATACCGCCGGTCGTACTGTAATCGTTTATGAACTTATCTTTTTCGACCATTATGTTCCGGCTCGTTACCTCAAGCAGCTTTAATCCATATCTATCAAGCAGCTTGCCGATCACCTTGGTAGGAAAATATGCATGAAGATCGTCTTTTGCATTCATTCCGGGAAATGCGGGGGATACACGAAATCCAGTAAAAGCCTCACTATCCGATTTTCCCGTATCTTCCATTATAATATCACTGGATGAAATCATGTGATGGTTATACTTACTATTGTATAATGTACCCTGGGTTATTTTTGAAAACGGAACAGGCCGGACGATCAAGAACGATTCTGCCGGATTTCTGAAATCGGAATCAATAAACATTTCATAAAATGGTTTCTCTGCAACCCTTTCCAGGATACTGGTAAGCGTTCCCTGCAATGTCGCAATATCTACCCCCTGGATAGTTTCGCCCGGATACTCGTCAATCTTTTCCGTGTAGTTTATCATATCGCCCATGAGCCAGTATATACGGCCATTGTCCCTGTTCCATCTAATACCATCGTATAGACCCTGGTATGTGTCCATGATGGCCTCGACCGCTTTCTTGACATTTACCTTACCCGCTATTCTGGCCTGTAAGTCCGACCGTGAGGCAAGACCCGGAAGGGCAAACGCAGCCCTTATTGATTCTTCTTTTGTGATCGTTTTATTGGTATTAGCCCAATCAACTTTGATGTTGGATATAAGGGACGCATGATTTTTCTCAAGGATTTTTCCAGCATCGTTTCCGGTAATACTTATCGTGTGCATGACTTTTCCCCTGGTCTCAATTTTCCTTACTCTCCGCACACGGTTTATAAGACCATGCATGGTGTAATTTCTCATACCACGCCGATCATTTGTAAAAGATATTTCCACCAGGTCATTGGACTTGAATGTTTTCAGCCATTCATTTTGATAAATGTCACTTGATGTAAAATTCATTCTATCGCCGGTAAAAATATCATTTTTTTCAAGAGGAGTAGGGGCAATGCTTAGATCAAAGCTGCCTGGAATAGTACCAATCTTTTTACTCGTACCGACCGATACAACACTGCCGGTAATATCATACATTCTCTCGTTTGTATGCAGTGTTATCTTCGGAGTTACAACGTCAAATTGATATTTATTTTCCATTTATTTCCTTGACTGTTCGATCTGCTGGATAGTGGATGTCCCGCCTTTAAAATACGGCTGCTGCGCTATCCATTCCTGTTCTTCCGGCGTAATGACTGCACCACCGGCACTTTCTTCTTTTGTTACTCGCTCGAATATTTTCATTGCATCGGCTAATGAACTTTCCGTGGCCTGGATCACAAAAGTATTTCCGCTATTGCGATAAAATACCTGGTGCTTTCCCTCAATACCCGCAGACCTTTCTCTTATCGTTCTCCATATATCAGTAGGCACTCCCTCAGTCCCGGCCATCCTGGGATCGTATACCAAACCTCGCTCCCCGACCGGTAAAAGCGTTCTGCGTTTGAGCATTGATTCTATTTCCTCACCGGCTGCAAGTCTTTTTCTCAATACGCTCGGAGCTTGACCCATTCTTAACCAGCTCATTGTTTCTTCCCACCATGACGCACCTTCCCCTGGGGCTTCTGCCCTCCCTGTCCGCTCCGCATAACCGATTTCTTTTCTCAACCTGTTCATCTCTTTTTGAAAAAGGGTCTCCCCTTTAAACTCCCTGGCCTGCCTCGCTGATGGCATTCCTTCTTCCTCACCCAACCACTTATTAATGGTTTTATTAAGCTGAATAACGGCCTGTTCAAGTTTACCCATGCCCTTGACGGCCAGCCCCAAGGCCGGTTCTAATACCGTTAATGTTGTCTGTCCCAGAGATGTTGATAAATCCTTAAAACTTTTTACCGCATTATCCAGGGCAGTGACTTTTCTCTCCTCAAGCTTGGCCTGTTCCTTTTCTTTTTCCGTAGGTGCTGCCATAAGCTTTTGTAACTGCTCATCGGACATGATTTCGCCGGTCAGGTATTTGTCAACCAAGGTGCTGGCCTGGGTCATAGAAAGACCCATGCCGGAAACAAGCTGCACCATTTGTTCCCGGCTTCCTGTCTCTGTTCTCGCCCTTTCAAGCATTCTCCTGATATTTTCCGGGTCACTCACGCCCTTTTCAATCTGCATGATTGCCCGTTGATAATCAGCCAGGTTTCCACCCTCAAATCCAAGGGAACGTAGCATAAACGCCCTTCTGGTCGAATCCTGGGATGTCATTGCTCCGTGTAGCTGCATTCCGATCCTGGCTGCACGTTCAGGAGACATCCCCTGGCCGTAAGCTTGCTGTATAGATGCAAGGGCGGTCATCGTACCTGGTGCGCTCGGAGTAACCAGTGTGCGTCCTAAAACATCGGTCGCCATTGCCGTACCGGACAAAAGACCAAAAATGTCAAATTCACGGCCACCTATCCGGGCTGCACGTCCGGCCTGTAATAGCATGTTGCTAAGTAAATCCTCGGATTCCATACCGGCCATTCTGAACATAGGGGCATATCTGAGCAATTCCCCTTGCTGGAATCCCCGCCTCCATTCAAGGCCGGGTAAAAACTCCATACCGCCACGTCCAAAGGCTCTGAGACCCTGTTCTGCGTACCTTGCAGCCTCAATCCTGGCCATTGCCGTACCAGCACCCCACCGGCCAATATTATCGCCAATCCGGTCGCTCTGAACATTAATCCTGGCCATGATGTTGTTAAGCTCGTTAGCCCATCTTGCCCCCTGGATCAACGTTCCTACAATACCACCCGCACCTATCAGGGCTGCGCCGATCCCTACCGTCCTCATGACCCCGCCTATGGTGGCCATGCCAGCCCCCGCAATCGCTCCCCTTCTGGCCTGGCGTTCATCCTCGGCCTGTCTGCGCTGCTCTGCCTCGGCTGCTGCTGCCTCCTGGACTTCCCGCCGTCTTTGCTGCATAGTTGTAAGGCGTTCTCGCTCCTCACGGACTCCGACCCGCATTTCCCGGCCACGCTGGATCACCATGCGGTTTATTTCGGCTTCGGTCGGAGGGGCAAGACCGGCTTCCCGGTGCTGCCGGAAAATATCTGCTGCCATCTGACCCCTGGTTTCGGGATCAACACCGGCTTTATATGCCTGGGCTGCTTGCTGGCGAATAAACTCTTTTTGTTTTTCGATGGCTTTGTCCATCAAGGATACCTGGCGTTCCAGATTATCAACAACCTGTTTAGATGCCTTGGTATCTACACTGCTGAGTTTTTCTGCGGATTGAGTTATACGATTGATTTCTTCACGCAAGCGTTCTGCTGGCATGGTATCAATGTCTAACCCAACTCCTATCTCAACTTTTTTTGCAGCCATCCTTTTTCCTCACTTCTTCTTCGGCCTGTTCGATTTCCTCAAGCGTGACCTCTTTCGTATGGGCTGGCTCTGGATTTAAAGCCTCAATTTTTTCCGTGGTAAACTTTCCTTCCTCGTCCCGGAACTCCTCATTGTTTTCGGCCAGCTTGCGTTCCATTTCCTTGCACCAATCTTCTATAAAACCGGGCTCGGATTTTGCTTTTTCGATGAACTTCCTGTTTTCAAGCTCTGCCTCAAGATCAAAATCCGGGTCTTGTTCCCGGAGTCTTTTGATCTGCCAGGCAATATCGGCATAAAACTCTAACCGAATCTGATCTGGCGTAGCATTTGTGTACCTTGGATCGGTTAAAGGCAGATTGTATTTCTGCCTATACCAGTAGTGAATAGAATCTGCCTCAAGCTCTCCAAGGCGATCCCACTCACTCTTGTTCATCTCCTGTAGTCTCCTTCTTTTCAGGAGTTTCGCTTACCGGGGGATGGACAGCATCTTCATAAGCACCGTAAAATTCCCGCAAGAACTCAATACCGCCGTCCTTTCTCATCTCCACCAGCCAATCAGGAATTGGCTTATCCGGGGGAACGAATATGGCTTTGTTTAACATGCAGACTCGCATATAAATCCACTGGTCGGGCTGCGTAAGATCAAGTGTGTTCAGATGGAGCATTGACTTGACCTCGGCCTCTATTTGAAGCGATTCCAGCCAATCAAGTTTTCTTCCCTGGTATTCAACACCACGGCATTTAAACGGTATCGGCGTGTCTTTGCCGATGCGAACCAGTTTTAGTTTTTCCTCAAGCGTCATGTTACTTACGTCCATATTCGTTCCCCTTTCAAAGATTCAATTCCTGATTTATTGTTTTACACCACCACTGCGTTTGCGGTCTTTCTCCGCTTGTAACGCCATGTGACGTTGCGCCCCACAATCGCATGAGGGGCTCTGGTTATCGACCCGCCGGTATTATCGCAGCCGATCCATTTGGTCGCTGCTTTGTTGGGATCGCTTTTCTTAACCTCAACAATGGTAATATCGGCGAATTTCATGTCATCGTCGGTAAAACCATCGGGGGCGATCCCCAATTCTTCCAGTGTACCCAGGGTCAATTCCAGGGATGTCATGGTGAGTGTACCGGAGAACTTGGTCGCAATGGTTTCTTCCACAAAGTAGTTTCCAAGCTCCTCGATATCCTGGACACCACGATCATAGTTATCGGTAAGGCTTACGCCTTTCCCGATAACCCGATTGTTGAACATGATAATAAATTCATTCATGCTCTTTACTGAAGGTTCTTTAGGCATTATATATCTCCTTTCTTATTGCCTGTTTTGTCTTAAAGGATAATTCCCTTGAAGACCACAAAGTTGACCGGATCACTGAAATTCAAACCCGCATCGGCATAAAAAGCGTCCGCAACTTTGTAGATACGGTAAATCTCATAAGCGGGTATTTTCTCGCCCGTATCCGGGTCTTCGCCTTCCACAAGCCAGCCCTTGTTTTCCTCGAAGTCCTTTAGGGTCGCTTCAAGGTATCCTTCAAGACCAGCACCGGCATACCTGGCATTCTGGCCCACAAAGTCACGGCCCGTACCCCTGGCCACACTCATTGATATGGCATCGGCAATACGCCTGAGTGAAATTTCAGGAGTCTTGGGATTGACACCGGAAGTCCAGAGATTCGTATTGTCCTGTAAGGTCGTAACGCCTTTCTGGATTTCCTTGCCATCGGGAGTCTGCTGGACAACCAGCACACCGGCTTCCTGTAATTCCTCACGCTCGGACTGTAGATAAACCGCACTGAGACCGATTGCCTGAATCTTTTTCTTGGTAAGGGGAACTGCGGGATCAAGGGATGCAGCCACACCCATCACCTTTGCAGCCACGGCCCATCCACCGATAAGACCCAGGTTTTCATTCAGATCACGATCCTGGTTTGCCGGAGCGCACACCACCATCCGATCCGTATCAAAGGTAGTCGCATAACCCTTGATTGTGGAAACACTGTCTGCTGTTCCACCACCTACAAAACCGATGGATTTATAACCGGCATTCGTAGCTTCGATAATATGTGCCGGAAGCTTGCCGAAAGAAGCTGAATCGCTGGAAGCGACATGGCGTAACTGTGCGTTTGTGGTCACACACTTGCTGAGAGCGGTTTCAACGTCCGTGGAATCAGCCTCGCCGTCCGCACCACCATACAGGAAAGTCTCGGCCACGTCTGCGGAGAAAGCAGCCGTACCCGTAACCTGGCTGGTAATATACTGCCGGATATTGCCCATACCATTAAGCCACTGGTTCACGGTCGCATTATCATCGGCCATTGCGTCCGATACCTCGGATTCCACGCTGGCCACCCGGACAATTTCGTATACCGGGGAAGTGAGCGTACCCAGGGCCACCGTCACGGTCACGGTATTGGCATCCCAGGATGCTATGGGATAATACCCGTTTTTTGCACCGGTCGAATTGTCATCAATAATATGGAGAAGATCACCGGCTTTCGTGGTCGCATTAAAAGCAACCAGGCCCAGGGTATCGAATCCCTTACCGGAATCTGTGAGAACGGTCGTGGCTGAACTATCAGCCGTATCCTGGGCCACAATTATCTCACCCAGGTTATAAAGCCTTAAAGTCGTAACCACGGTATCCGGTGTGCCGGATGTCCAATCATGTTCCACAGATATCCGGTTTCCGAAATCCGAATAATCGGCACTTTCGATCTTGATCTTGTTTGTGGTATCATCAAACTCGGCCTGTTTCGCCGGGACTGTACCCGCCGAACTCTGTGTACGCAGAAAAAAGACTCTCTGCGCTCCGTGTTTGAACGCCTCCAAAAGAGACGTAAGACCGTCACCGCTTTTGAGAATTGATTTCGCCTCACTCGGATTCGTGAAATTGTAAATGGGGGGAAGATCATTCACATTCACATTGTAGGGGACACCGCCACCGGCCTCCCCGACAATAAGGCAATTACCCACCGCTACATCGGCTGCTCTGGCCGGGGGGGTTTTCTCGAAATAGGCTACCCCCTGCGGTATTATGTACTCTTTTCCCGCAACAACAATAGACATGAAGAAGCTCCTTTTTTTTGGTTAAACAATTATTTCCATTAATCGGATTCTGATTCGTTTTCGGCTTTCGCTTTCGCTTTTTCCCGGTCGGCCTTTTTGTATTCCTTAAGATTCTGTTCTGACCGCTTCTCGGCCTCGCTCATGTGTTTTTTCTTCCACTCGTCCCAGGTATAGCGTCCGGGTTTGCTGTTTGCAAGCTTGGCCACTTTTTTCCATTCGTCGATTGTTCTCGGCCCGGTCTCGCCCAAGAGCCTTAAAACATCATACGTCCCTTTGCTTGCGCCTGTTGTCTTAATAAAAATTTCCAAGGACTTGGATTGTTTTGCCTTGCTCATTAAATCACTCCTTTTTTTAAACATAGGTATAGTTTATTGTCACACCGCTCACCTTCGGGTCTTTTACACTCATTAAGAAATCGTACCCGATTGTGACCCTTATGGGTCTTGAAAATACCGGCTTTGATATTATCGCCCCCGAAAGATCGTCATCGTGTCCCATACCGGCGATCTGTCTTGATATGCAGCCAATGGCCGTAAGCCTTTCCCAATGCTCATAAAGGATTTCTTTTATTGCAAGATAGAGCCTATTACATTCAGGCTGGATAAGAGAAACCGGTCTGATAATAAAACTCCATTCGTAAATGCCACCGATATAAGTAACATAAGAATCAGGATCGTCCGGGTCGGGCTCACTATGACTTTCATCCCCGATATTTCTTTGTGTCTCAGGATCATCCATTGGATGAATAAGCACAATGATTTTTTCACCAAGCTCTTGGGGATCGACCGAATTGGCCTCCCTGACCTCAAACTCCTCCCATCCTTTATTGATTAATCCTTGCTCTATAATTACCCGAAGCTCGGTAGGGAGATAAATATTATCCGATACCACGGAATATTCAGGCTCTCCGCTCGTACTCACTACGGTCGAATAAACCGGAGTCGCATCGGTACTATAAGCCCAGGCAGAGTAAAAATATTCCACGGAATTTTCAAGCACTCCCGATTTATAATCCCTGCCCCAATCTATCATGTAATCTCTGTTACCGTCATAGACAAGAACTGCATCGGGATCGCTCATACTTGTAGGTGCGCTCCCTGTTTTGCGATATATTTTTACACCCGCAAAATCAGAATCGGTAGGATTAACCCACCTGGCAACCATAGCATTGCCCTGGGGTCTGGACTGAACAGTTAAAGATGATACTGGATTCATGCCATTGCTATCCCTTCAAAATCTTTTCTTAATCCCTCCATCAAACTTTCCTCAATAAAAGGAGCCATTTGATTAAGGGCGGTTTCCGCAACATATTTTCCGGTCACGGCTGGTAAAACCCATGCGTTTGGATCACGCAATCTTGATTCCGCACTGGCTGTCCGAAAAGTCATGTATTCCATGTGCCTTGTGCTGCCCGGCCTCTCCATTTTAACCATACCCTCGTATTTTCCAGAGGCCCAATTTTTTCCTTCTGGAATATGCATGAGTTGATTTTCACCCGCAGAGTATCGGCTACCCCACTTATATGTGTACCTGGTAGCCGGTCTTCCATGAATGTTTGGAGAAAAATAAATCCTGGGTAATCTTCTGGATGCGCCGAACTCCCTGCTTTTCACCACTTGATGAACTTCTTCCGGCATAACATCACTGCCAAACGTAACCGATCCTGGTGTTCCATGCCTGAACGGTATAACAAGATATGGTTTGCCTTTTTTGCTCACCCTGGTTTTTGAGCTTACCAAATAATGAGGCAGCATGTCTAATTGTGGCCGTCCTTCTTCAATAACAATAGCATAAGGCAAATCGTTTTCCAGCCTCAATTCCAGAGGATCGCCTTTATATGGGTATTGATAGCCCTCCCGCCATTTCCTGAGATAATCCCCTGATCGCCGTCCAACACCCTTATCCACGGAAATCCGCTTAATAGCTGATATGAGTTTTGATCCAGCTTCCTCAAAAGCCCTAAACGTATTTGGCAAAACTCTTGCGCCAAAACGCCTAAGAGCCTCAAGCTCCTCATCCACCATTTTAAAATTGACCTTGAATTTTTTTATCATGGGTCAATAAAATCCTTTTTCTTCAAAATGCACCGCTTCGGTAATAACTGAGCATCTTGTCTGCGGTTCATCGGTATTTCCCTATACACGATATAGGTCGGCTGGATCAAATACTGAACAGCATACCGCTCGGAACTTGTGCTTGTTGCATCAAGATAAAATGTATACTGGCCGTTAAGGTCGATTGTCTGGTTTGTCACCGTTGTTATTTGCCCCCACAAAAAAATTGTCCCAGGTTCCATCTGGCCTGTCTCGGCAAATCCCACAAACTCATTATGCAAAATCTGATCTGTGTTGTAATCTTCCGTGAAATCCAGAACAAATTCATGGTTCAAACTGTCTATCATGGTCAGTTTGTTCCAATTTCCGTACTTGTCCCGTATATAACCGCCTCCAACCTGTTTCAATGATTTTGAGACATCAAGATCAAGTCTGAGCCGTTTTCCCTTAACCGGGTGATCGTTAAAATCAATTTTATTGTTATCGGTCAAGGTGAATTGAAGACCCTCGGTTAAAACCTTGTCCCATGATCTTACGTCCAGGATGGAATCAATAAAAATATTCCGAAGTCTGTAATCGTGTTCACGCTTGATCACGTCCTCGATCCTTTGCTTGACATCCAGGAGAATTACCTTGTCACCTTCGCCTATCACATCCCATATATTATTATGAACAAAGTGCCAGGGAACTGAGCTTTTATCCCAGGTATAATATGGTATGGTAAGCAGCATATCTCCAATTTCACCTTCTCCTATCCTGTCCCTCATTTTTTCATTATGGATCGCACTTACAAGAATACGGCTGTAATCCTCGTAAGCTTTATAGATTCTGCCATTGCCCCTGCATGTAGGACAATCTTTTTTGGGGTTATCTGAGGAAAAGGCATAATAGTCGTCATTAAAATTCCTCTCTTTGCAAGCGCACCTGTAAGAGCGGTAATAACGAACACGCTGCCCCATTGAATATGCCAACATAGCAAATTTTTGTGGGGCTATGGTAAGAAGCGGTAGTTTATCCCCGATAGCCATTAGATAAACTCCATAAGTACACCTTTTTCAGAATCTCTCCAATTCTCGATGAGCCCCGGTCTTCCAGGTTCACCGTTAAGCTCTTTCTTGTACTGAATTATCCTTGCGCCGAAAGTCGCATTTTCGACCCCCGCCGTATAGCTTGTGCTGGCAGAAAGACCGTCTGCACTCCATGATTCCGATGATATCCCGACCCTCATTGCATCACCAAGAAAATGGAGAACATTCACGGCTGAAAGCTTTCCAACAATCATGATTGCTGTCATCATGCCCGGCATACTACGGTCAACCAAACGGTATGAAACGTCTGTCAATGCCGTACCGGTATAGACTTCCCTGAGTTTAAGCTGAGTATCGCTGTCAACCTGTTTTACCACATAACACCGATCCTGGTTATCCATATTTATTTTAAGATTTCCAGGGGGAAGATTTTTAAAAGCCGTTCCCGTACCGGTCACCGTATCGCTGTTATTTGCTATGGATATCGTACCGGTTTCTTCTCGTCTGCCATACCCGCATGTATAATCACATTCAAGTAAAGCAGGAACAACTTTATGGTAATGCGTACACCAGGGGAGCCAGAACGTTCCGGCTGTCAACTGAGTCAGGGCCAGGTCAAACGATACGCCGGTAACAGGCCGGACAACCACCATGCCATTCTTGGTTTTCCACTTAAGCCATTCAAGAGGAAAATTCAAGGCTGGCTGCTGATCCGCTTTTGCCAATTTCCAGGCAAACCGTTCAATGGAAAGAATTGGGGTTATCGGGAGCTTTTTCTTGCAATAAAAAAGCCCCGTACCAAACCCGATCTCGTCACTGTAGACATTGATCGGATCAAGCAATTCATCGTAGTCATACCCCAATTTTTTATCACTGGTAGGATTCGTAAGAAATTTAGTCTGTGCCAGCCTTACGCCCATGAAATTCTCAAACTCATCAATGGCCGTGTCTATCTCATGCTGGATCGTTTCGTCTGGAATAAGATTTCCAGACTGATCCATAAGATCAAGACCGAACAAAAAATGAGATTTAAGCTCATAGGCATCAAAGCAGATTTTATTCATTACGCCCTTCCCATGTATTTGACGGTAATTTTTCCGCTCGTATAAGCAGAAACTTTTGCCCGGATTCCCTTAACATAGGGAATACTTGTTATCAGGGATGCGGACGTTATATTGCTTCCGATCTGGAAGAAAGTGACATCATCTGCCGTCCCTTCAAGCTGCACAGTACCAACAAAAGTGCCGGTAACTGCAACCGATTGCAACCGCATCTTGCTCACGTCCAGGACATTGCCATTTACCTGCGCTTCCACTTCGTTGAGTAAAGTGGCAACTATCCTGTACGGATCAAAAGGGTTTCCTCTCGGAGTTACAGGAATTGTATCCATTTTTTACCTTTCACGTTTATAAACCCGATATGTTCCGTTACGATAAATCAAGACAGGTCGCCTTGATTTAATGGGAAAACGAAAAATAAGCTCCCTGGCCGTGGACACATGGATAAAATTATTATCCGGGTAAAGAATAACCTGATTGAAAAGCATATTATCAATAATCCAGTGAAACACCTTTTTGCAGTTTCTTTTAAAATTCGGAAAGGTGAAATCACACGCACCGCTTCCAATAGGATTTAATTCACACCAGAAAAAATGATCCGATGTCCGGCTGGCCGGATACTTTGCATTCCGCAGAGCTTCGTAAATAATCATATCACGAATCCCGCTTGTAACCGATATGGGTTTGTTTATAAAATCCCGTATTGGCTGCATTAACTGAATACAAAGGGTTTCCACCCCGAAGACGTTTTTATTCGTCTTCGGGATGGAATAGCCGGGAACCAAGCTGGAATGATTAAACTCATTCCAGCTAAAATTTTTCGTCAAGTCTCCCATCATGCTGCCACTGCATCGATCACAAGCGTCGGAGCGGTCGTATCCAGGATAATGCTGCATTCAACTGTCACATAGTCGGCTGATGCGCTCTTTGCCCTGAACCGGACATCGAAATTTTTCGTACCGTCACCGGCGTTCAGTGTTACGGTCGAAACCGATCCGATTGAAGTTTCCGTGATTTCCTGGATGGAACCGCCCGATCCCCCGCCTTCACCCAGGGTATGATCGAATACGGCCACGGTCACTGCCCCGCCTTTATTTGTCCATGAAGACATAAAGGCGATACTTACGGACGTGCTGCCTGTTGTTTGGCCCTGATATGCACCGCTATTAAGCTGAACGATATCGGACTGATTCTCACGGATATAAAAGTTTTCTTCACTTGAACCTTCATTGGCCGTTGCATCCTCACCCCAGGCTTTGACATAATTTATCTGACCGCCGGAACTCTTGGCCAGGGGGCTGGTATGGGTAGTGGTATCCCACCGCCATCCGATCTGGAAGCTCACATTGGTCTGGTCTCCATCCGTATAATCACTCCCCAGGGTAAGGTCTGTACCCGAAACACTGGCCACGGAATAAAGGCCATCGGTAATTGATGCATGACTGAGATAAATCCAATCACCTGTCCCGATATCCGTGTCCCACGATCCGATGGTTGAGGACGTAAGCACCAGGGAGCTTATTGATCCATCCGTTGCCTTGTCCACTGCATCGGGGGAAAGGTTTGATTTCTGATCGTTCCCGGTAGGATTCGGGGATTGACCGACAAAAAGATTCGGGCGACCGGCCACGCTGCTTTTGTCCGCAACCAAATCCATTGAAGTACATGCGATCCTGATCTCAATTCCAAGACCGGTATCGGAGACACCGTTGGAGCCGTTACCGGCCAGCATGGGATCGGCTGCGCCTCCACCTGCACTGTTAAGACGTACTGACATTTAGAAACTCCTTTTTAAAAGGTTATTTAGCTATTGAACTTATTGCCAAACTCGGAGGGGTAATATCTCCACCCCATTCATAAGCACTTTTTGAAACCTTGTTGGTATCATGCGGTCTTGCATTGCCGTCGATACCAGCCGTGTTTTCCGAAAACAATCCGCTATTGGTTCCACCTTCTTTTGCATCCGTATAATCTTTGATCTTGAGAAAGTTACCACTCGTATCATCCGTAGATAAAACATAGTCAGTGATACTCTTGCCAGCAGCATTATAATCAACATTGCCAGTACCAGCACCCAATGAAGAATCGTTTGCGGAACAATAAGTAGGATTGGAAGATGTACTTGTAACACACTGTCCACCAGCTTGCACATGATAAAGACAATTTATCTGGCCTTTAATTCTGCCCCATCCTCGAATACAATTACTTATACTATTATATATCACACAATTCTGAATATCGCATGAATCATTATTACCGTCGGTACACTCAATTCCTCGGTACATATCCCAAATTACAAGGTTATGCAACTCGGAAGTAAGGCTCTCTAATGTACTTGGGTTAAGACGCACTGCACGTCCACCACTTGTATATGTATACCCGTTACCGTCCATCTTGCAGTTATAGACTTTGAGTTTCCAACTCCCGGTCGCACTGGCAGTTTGTTGGACACAGGATTCCATAGTAGAAGCATTGGCTTTAAAAAAGTGGTTATCAACTATACAATTTCCTGACCCGACATTTGTAAAATTATAACCGTTTGTCGCAACATTGATGATATAGGAAAATTTTGTTGTTTGGGTAATCTTAAAATCGTAAGAACTAATATCGTGTGTAAAGGTTTGGTTAGAAAGAACAAATTCTTCAATAACTTGACAGGTTAAATTTCCCGTCTGTGTCCCAACATCAGCAGTAAAATCGCCCCAGGTATCGTAAGTCCCACCCTCTCCAACCGTACAAGTACCCGATGTTATGGCATTAAGATCAATAATGTTATCGCTGAATATTTTTAAAGTGGAATCTTGCATTACATCCTGGGTAAGACTCGTACCGTCAATAGGCTCCACCACCTTTCCCTCTGCTCTCCAATCATCTTCAAGACCTTTTATTTTTAATGCTCCGGCTATTTCTGAAATATTGATGTGTAATGGCGATCTCCGAAAACTCGAATCCAGAACAATTTTAATCTCAGGATTGAGAACCATAGCCTGTTCTTGAAAAGAAAGGATGCGGGTCAGGTAGCTTTTGGGAAATTTTATGATAGCAAAGGTTTTTTTCATGTGATCGGATAATTGCTTATCCGCATCTTTCCAGGAAACAAACATGCCGTCTTTATAGCCCCAATGCTCACGGCCAACCGGCATTTCCTGGTTTCCGACTTTCCAGACAGTATTTATGAAATCAGACATTTTCTCTTTTCCAAAAAAAGCCAGCTTTCATAGAATATATGGGAAGCTGGCTTTTTTAAAAAAACGATGGTAAAACAATCTATTTCAAAATCTCTTTAACCGGCTAATTCAGCTTTCCTTTCCTGGATAGCTTGTAACACCGTTTTTCTTGCCTTGTTTCCCTTGGCTTCTTCCTGTAGCTGGTAAAAATCCAGCATCTCAGGATTTTCCTCACCACTGATGGTATCAATAGCATCGTCGGCCTTGTAGTCTGATATGTTTTCAGCCCCCTGGCTTTCGCCCGGAAACCCTTCATCTTTGCCGTCGTCGCCACCTTCTCCATCATCCTGGCCGTCGTCCACGTCACTCAGGCCATCGTCTTCATCCAGACCGGGGGGCAGGGGAGGTAATATCGGATCTTTTGCCTGGCCGATAGCTGTGGGGCTGTCCACCATCGGCCTGTCTTTGCAGGGCTCGAACTGCTTGCCATCCTGGAAGGAAAGAGCCCATGCGATCTGCTGCGGAGTTAAGGGATCGGAAACTCCATCAACAAACCGGATTTTCTGGCCCATATAGGCCGGGAGAAGCTTTTCGCCTTTGCGAAAAGACTTGTCAACCTTATCGGTCATCTTAACCCGGTCGAAGTCAAAATTGCTTTTCATTGTTCCACCTCTCTTTTTATGATCGGAAAGAGGGGGGAGAAAAAATCTCCCCCCTCATGACTTGATCACGGGTTGATTAGAGCTTGCCCTTGACGTTCTTGAAGACCACGAACTTGTTGGGAGCGGTCAACTGCAAGGTTACATAAAGATTCTGCAACCACTGGACATACGCCCCCACCCTGGCAAGCGGAAGCTTGGTCAGGGGAGCAAGACGCTTGACACAGATCGTATCAAGCAGCGTGTCCACGTCACAGACGAAAGTATTGCTCGTTCCCGGTATGTCTTCATTCTTGTCATCCACGTTCTGAGGCGATGCTGAAAAGGCGACCGTCCTCATGTATTTCAGCACCGTGGAGGTCGGGGTCTGCAACCGGTAAATCTTGTACGCCTGGGGAGTCGCCCCCGAACCGTTCTTGGTCACGGCAATACGGATTCCTTCACCGGAAGCGACCGCAATACCGGATTCTGCGGACGGAGCGGATTCACCCTTATCCGTGATGGCGGTCACGGCAAAGGTATACGTCCCGACCGCTGCGCCGAACTGCTCATCGGCTGCTGCAATTGTGGACAGGGCAATGGTCGGGGCTAACGGGCCACCCGTTCCCTTCGCTGCCGTGGGTTTCGCCTGACCTTCTTTAATAAAGACATCGGGCCGGAAAGCAATGTCTCCGAAAGATGTCCGCACACCGGCGGTCGGCGTACCGATCATGATACCCTGCGCCGGATTTACGGGCAGGATGAGACGCTGATCGGGCTCAATAGAGGCATCCAGGGAAGACTGAACACCGTGAGCATGGAAGGAATAGTTGGCTGAACCGTAATTATCGGCAATGATCTGCGCTGCATCCTGGAAGTTAAGCTGTGAAAGCTCGGCGTTTCTCATGTCGATAATGTGATCCGCACTGGCATTTGCCACCACCAGGGCCAGGAGTCCATCAAACTCCTTGGGGATGTTTGTGGAATTGCCGTTAAAAATGGTTTCTTCCAGTTTCCTGAGAAGAAAGCGTGTACCGGCAATGGTCTGGACATTGATCGGGCTCTGGATATTTTTCACCTGACCGGACACGTCTGAAACTTTGCGGAGAGTCCGCAAATATTTCACGACCGAATACTTACGGGTCAGGGTCGGGTCTGATTCTTCGGGATTCTCGATCTCGGAGACAAACGCACCCTCGTTCTCACCGTAGTCGCTCTCGACCGAATATTCTTCCACCGTGGAATATGCGGGACGCTGCGGGATGACCTTTACGGCCTTGAGATGTTTTTCGGAAAAGGTCACGTTTTTCAACGTGCCGTCAAGAGACTGCATACGCAGTGCTGAACCGCCGGTAAAACCGGACGGATCAACTCCCTGACCCGTTTCCAACGCCTTGATAAGCTCCTGAATCTGTTCGGGAGTCGCCGTGGCGTTCTCAACGTTGTCAGTGTTGGCAAGTTTTTGAATGTCGTCCATTCTTTAAACTCCTTGAATTAAATTGAGTTTGGTTACTTGAATAATTTCCTTTTACACAAGCTTGGCTTCTGTCAGCACTGCCTTGACACCGGGCGTTAGCTGGCCGGTAAGCTCGAAATTGGTCGCCTCCTGGAGACTGATCCGGCCATCGTTGTTTTCAATGGCTTTATTCAGGGCATCGACCCTCTGGCCGTGGTTTGCCCCGCCACTGCTTTCATGACCGGCATTGTTCAGCCTTTCGGAATCCAGAAATGATTTCTCAAGCGGGGATGCATCGGTCGGCTGGCTGGATTTCCTGGGAAGGGGCTGACCGCCGATTTTCTCCACGGTCTCATGTACCGATTTCATAAGGCTTGCCTCGGCCTTTTTCACTTCGGTAAAAGATTTGTAGAAATCCCCCTGGCCTTTCTCGATGGCCGTAATGGATTTGCTGATCTTGGAAATCTGGCCGTTGATTTTGTCAATGGCCTTGTTCTGGTTCTGGATGGCCGTACACAGACCCTTGACAAGCTCACTGGATTCGTAGGCTTCCACGAAATCGGCATCCTGTTCAGTCAGCGACTTGACAATATCGTTCTCCTCGGAGAGCGATTTTTCGGTATTGGCTCCGGTCTCACCGTCACCGGCTTCTCCTCCGGTCTCACCGTCACCGGTCTCACCGTCACCGGTCTCACCGTCACCGGTCTCACCGTCACCGGCTTCTCCTCCGGTCTCACCGTCACCGGCCTCTTTTCCGGCCTCGCCACCGGCTTCCCCGCCGGTTTCTTCGCCTTCGCCCTTGACCAGTTTTTCCATCGTACCCAGGACGGAATCAAGTGATTTCCGTAACGGGTTTTTGTCCTTGTCGTCCTCGACCTTTTCACCGGTCAGGGACTTGGCGATTTCGGAAAGCTCATTGAGGGATGCAAGAGCCTTCTTCCTCTGTTCCTCTGTAAGCATTGGAAAACTCCCTTACGTTAAAATAGTGTAAAGTTTATTTACTCTTTGTCTCTTTTTATCATTCGAGAGCATCTTAACAATTTCACTCGCAACCTTTTCGGATAAACCACGGCACTCTTTAAGATGCTTCTTAAGTTTTTTTAAGTCGCTGGTCGGTTTGTTTGTTTGATGAGAACAGATTTTACCCGATACATCATCAATGTAAGTTGAACCATCCAGCAGTTTCAGAAATTCAACGCTTGCTTTCGCAATCTCATTATTCGTGAAAGTGGTAACCTTGAGACCCTTATCAATAGATTGCTTTCTGAGCGTACCTGCCCCGGATGCTGGCATGATTGCCTGGCCGGTCTCCATTGCCTTTTCAACATCCAGGTAACAAGATGCATAATGAGGACACGACTCAGTACAGGCAATGGAAGGATTGAATTGGCAAACACCGGCAAAAGATTTTACAATATCCACCCAGGTATTGCGATTGATCGGATGTTCCGTGATGGCAATGTTCTTGACCCACGCCTTAACAATGCGATTGCCTTTGCGTTCCAGGGTCTTGCCCTCTACGCTTGCACCGATCCTGCGTTTTGAACCCACGGATTTAAGAACACGGAGATGCTTGATAAGCTGCTCTGCAACCGGCTTCTCATTGGACTTGTAAAGAAAACCCTTTACCAGAAGTCCGCAATAACCGGTCTTGGTATTTTTGACAAACTCATAATCGGTCGGCTCACCGATCAAATACTGAGAGCCCTTATTGTGATCGTAGTTGAAATACCCGCCTTTCATAAGATAATCCAGGATAAAACCTTCCGGCTCAACCACTTCTTCCTGGATATCCTCAACGTTGTCACCGGCCAAAAGCTTGATGAAATACTTGTTGTCATCCTCGCCACCGGATTTTTCCAGATCGGTCTCCATACCCAAAGGGATTGAGAAGTCCTGTCCTACCTTGTAGTGTTCCAGATTTTCCATAATAAAAAAGCCAACCTCTATAACGTAAGGGGAATCCCTTGGTTATGTGAGGTTGGCTTTACCCTTAGTGGAGGCTTTCGCCGTAAACCTCGCCGGTTTCCCGGCTTTATACTGGACAGGGGAATCATGGGCTAAACCATGATCCCCCGTTTACGAATATTCTATTTATTTATTAAATAACTAATTTTTTCACAAAAATCAAATTTTTTTAATCAAAATCAGCCCAAACCCGGAATCCTGGGGATTCGTAATTGCACCAAGATGGTTCTCGGTTTTGCAATATTTACAGACCGCCATTACCTGATTATCCCGGATTCTGAGCATTCGGGATTTTATGAGTGGATCGCCGTTGTCTTTTGCCGTCGCTGTTAAGGATTTTTTGCATCCTTTACACCGGAGCTTTCTGACATCTGTTTTAATCACCCAGGATTCCTTTTAGGGTTTTTACCAGGTCAAGCAGCCTAAAAGCGGATTTCGTAATATATTGGGCCAGGTGCTTATTCACATAGATTTTGTTCTGGTAATAGCCTTCTTTTTTCATTGGCTTTTTGGACAAAGTAATCACGCCCTGGCGTTTAAACATCTTCACATTGGCCACTCTTTCCTCAAGCTCGTCATAATGTTCTGATGAACTGCTGCGGATATCGGGAGCCCACCATGAATCCTTAATTGAATTTTTATACTCGTTAGAAGTACGGACAGTGCGCTTGTTCAAGAAAGCATTGACTTTCTCGGCCTCGGCTTTATCCTTGCATCGGAAAACAATGGCGTATTCTGCGGACTTGCATAACCGGTATCTTTCTTTTTTTCCGGTATCGGGATTTTTCTTGATAACGGATTCTTTGCTGAACTCCACCGGATCGTCCTCACCCCAGGAATCAGGCCACTGTACTGCGGATGCTTTAACCTTAATATCGTAATCAGGAGTAAGCCCCGCACTTTTAAGCTCGGTCAAAAGCTGCTTTCCGTGTTCGCCATTAGCTGTATAATTGTGGTACATGAGATTAAATTTATCATTGGCCGTCATGTCATTGATATAATCCTTACCGGCCACGTCATAGGAAAAAACATTGTACCCTGTTCTCTCACCCTGCTTTAATGAAATAAGGCTGTCACCTTCTTTCTCCGCTTCTTTCTCAACAAAATTTGAATAAGTCGTGTTCTTAAACTTTTTTGCAGCCTTATCAAATTTTGAAAAGTATTCGGTTTCCTTTGGCTTGGCGACTCCGGGTTTTTTCTCAACCACCGGTTTTTCGCCCGGCCTTTGATGTCTGCGTTTTGTAGGGTCTTTTTTCGATGGCAATAAAGGCAAATCCTTCACACCCTTAACAAGCTCAAAGTTGTCATCAAAAGACTTGGCGATAGCGATCCCCCGATTCCTGGCCTCTTGCATCAACCTGGCCAGGCGATCCTTTTGGGTTTTCATAAGCTTTTTAGATCGCTTAATCTTCCCTGCATAAAATCCCAGGAGATACGCCCTGCTTGCGTTTTCTTTCGGCCTGGTTTTATACTTCGATTCAAAGATTCCCTGTTTCCAATCCTTCGTCATGTCGTTTTGGTTATGCGCTGACTCCTTCATCATTTTTTGCCAGCGTCTTATCCGTGGATTTTTTGTTGATGGAGCAAGATGCAATCTCTCCTTTATTTTTTGAATCAGCCCTTTACTCAATATAGGCAGATACATTGGAATATCCCTACCAAGACCTTTGCGGATGATATGAAATCCATGAAGATTTGTGAACATTTTATACTTATTGCGCTCAAGCAAATCCATGAAGTCATCCATGCTCATTCCTTTGGCTGCGCCCATCCTGACCTTGTAAGCGTATACTTGTTTATCCGGCCAATCCTGGACAAAACTAAAAACACGCTTCTCGATCTCAGTCTTTGGTTTTTTAACCTTGGATAAGTATTTATCTACTAAAGGCTGTCTCGGTTCTTTTTCGCCCATAGACTGTGCGTAAGCTGCCCCAAGTTTTGAAACCTCGGTCGCAATCTTACGCTCTGCTGCTGCCTCTTTTTTCACGGTCTCTTTTTTGACCTGTTCTTTTTTCACTACCCGTTGTTTCGACCTTTTGGCAACAAATTTTTTCCTGGCCTTGATATCAGAACGGTAAACTTTTTTTCCTTCTTTAATCTCGAATTTTTTCTCTTTCTTCTGTTTTTCTTTTTTGGCCTTTTCACGTTCAGCTTTTCGCTTGGCCAAATACCGTTCCCTGGCCTCGATATCGGACTGATAAAGAACCTTGCCGGAAGGGAGAATTTTTACAACTCTCCCTTTCCGGCCTATGCCTCTCGGCATAGCCTTTATTAGAATTTTAGGCATTGTGAAACTCCCTGGGAATTAATGAGCAAAGCCCTGGTCACGACCTTTTTCAAAATCCTCGGCCTCTTTGCTGGCCTTGGTGATATCACCGTCATCCACGGATTTTATCAGGCTTTCACCGATCTGCCGTTCCGATGATTTGAAAAGGTCTGTGAACATATTTTGGTTTGCATTCATGGATTTGTGAAAATCAACCTCATGCTCCACACCCATGACATTGACCAGAAGTTTCCCGTTTTCACTTTTCATGATTGTGCCGGAACCCTTGTTCGGGATATGAAAAACACCGCCGACCGGGAACTTGATCGAAAGTGCTTTATAAAGGTCTTCCACCTTGATACTTTTTTCGGTTTCCATTTCTTCTTTCTCCTCCTTTTCTTCTTCTTTTTCACCAATAGGTTTTCCAATCGGGCCGTTGCCTTTGCCGACACCAAGGCCACGGCCTTTCCCCTTGGATTTTATTTTACCGCCGGGACAGGATACGGCTTTAATAAGATCGTCCCAATCCTCACCCATGCCGGACAAGGATTTTTTTGTTTCCTTTCCGATAGTGGTATCAATACCAAATTTCTTGGCTGCTGCTGCAAGTTTGCGCTGGATAAATTTGCGCTCCTCCGGCTTGTACTTTCCGTAATTTCTCGGCATCCCGAAATACTTGATAGCTGCCTGAGTCCGCTCCTTGGTATCAATCGGATAGCGGTTATTTTTCTCATCCGCATAATCCTTATGCTCGGCCTCGGTATATTTTTCCGGCCTCTTTGTAGTAATGGCCTTTTCCAGATTTTCGATGGCCGTATCCAGTGCGGTCACGGATTTTTTCACGCCCTTGGTTTTATTGTACTTGGCAATAATGCCGTCAAGCTGCTTTTTAAACTGGTTCATCTTGGGATCGTTATTGTCAATCGCTCCCTGGCGTACCGCATACTCAAGATTCCAGATCAGGTTATTGGCAACCTGGGCCGTCACCTTGGGCTTTGCTTTCTCGGCCATCTGCATGATTTTTTCAATCTCGGCCTTTGTGCAATTCCCCGTATAGAAATAGGAATTTTTCACCCAATCCTTGATGGAAAGCTTATAGATATCGAAATTCCTTTCCAGGGCTTCCCGGTATTCACGGAGAAGGTCTTCATACCTCTTAAGAACCTTGGCAGGTCTTACATCGGTCGGTTTCAGTTTTTTTCCGGCTTCATCAACCACGATATTTGTGGCCGGTGTTGACTGAACTACTTCTTTTTTGGCCTCGGTAATAATGGCCTTGATTAAATCTTCTGTGGTTTCTGGAAGGTTTGAATAACCGTTTGTTGATTTATTAAAAGCACCGGCTTTCATAGAGTGTTTTTCGGCCATAAACTTATGATGCTTAAATTTTTTATCACTTTCGTCGTCGGTTTTTTTTGATTTTTTCCTATGACCTTCTGACTCTGTGTAATGCGCCTTCGCTGCATCCTCATAGTCTTTTTTAGTCCAGCCCTTTTCATGAATCCCAACCTGTTTCTGACTCGATGTCCCATAAATCGGTTTCCCGCTTCTTGTGTGTCCGATCACCTTTCCACCCCTCGATCCCTCACCTTTTATAGCCTTCTCCAATTCTTCTCCGCTAAAGATTTCTTTCAGCGACTCGATGGCCTTGACTAATTTCTCCACGTTTACCTCCTGTTTAATTTCTTTTTCACTGGAAACGCTTGATGCGCTCCCTTTCTGGATATCAATGCCGAAAATATTCATAAGATTTGCGATCACATCTCCGATTGATTTGGCAACCGGGGCTTTTCCGTATGTCTTGCCCTCGGCCTTTCTGGTTTGCGATCTTTTCTGACCACTCATTTTATGATACCAGATGCTCCCGATTGTTTCACGGATTTGCTCATCCGAATAATCGGGATTACCGGACTTGATTTTCTTATACATCTCATCCCACCATTTTTTCGGGGGCTTTTTCGACGGTGCGCTTTCGGGCTTGGCCTTTACCAAATTAAGCTCGTCCTGAATAAGTAAATCCAGGTCTGAGGTTGATTTAAGGATGTCCAGTAGTTTCTCGGACAGCATCGGGAACTCCTTTGTGATTGTTTACCCTATCTTTTATTTCCAGTACAGTGTTTATTGAAATAACGATGGCGAATATAGCCAATATGACATATAAAAACCATCTGATAAATTCCCTCAAATTCATTTTATATTCTTTTATCCCTTCCTTGACCGATTTGATTTTTTTAATCTCATTAAGATCACGGTAGTCATTACCAAGTTTGATTTCAACATCTTCAAACCTGGTTTCACATCTGGATTTTGTCATCTCAAACGTATTCTTAAAAAGATCAACCTTTTTATCAAGGGAAGCAATCTGCTCTGTCTGAGCTTTCCTTTCATTAAACAAAGCTTCAATATTGCTTTTTATATTCTGGATAGCTTCATGAATTGAACCAAGTTGGGCTTCAACTGTTCCGTTCATTATAATCCCTTGTGGTGAGGTTCATAATCAATAAGGGGCATCGGTCTTTTTGATGTCTGGTAGGTCGCCTGGGCGATCTGCTCATTGGTCAAATGCCATTCCTCGTTTGCCCGGTCAATTAAGTTATTATAGAATTGTATTGATTTCTGATCCGTCTGCTTATCCCGTTTTTCTTTTAAGCTTTTCATAGCTTCGGTAAGCTGGCCCAAGTTTTTCTTAAGCTCTGCGGTCGATGCGTCAAGTTGTCTGGTAGCGTCCGTATATTCTCCCATAATGCCAACGGTATCGGCTTCGAGACTCGTATAAGGCTTTTTGCTGGCCTTGAAAAGATTTAATATTAGTGCCCGGATCATGCTGCTTTCCTCCTTTTTATGGCCAGCACCGGTTTGACCTCTTTTTTCTTTTTCATAGCCAATACTGGTTTAGGTTCTTCTGCAATGGGTTTGGCCTTGCCTCCCCATTTAATATTTCTCGGTGCGCCTCCCTTACCGGCAATGGCTTCCAGTAATGTTTCCTCACGTTTCATATTGCTCATGCGCTGGCTATCAATAGGATTCTCGGCATCACTCATGAAAACCGTTTCCGCATCCCCGTACTTTTCACGGCCTGTTCTGGCATGACGGCCAGTGGCCTGAATCTTATCCCTGGCCGTCTTTGGGGTCTGGTAAAAAATGGCCGTATCTGCTCTCTGTGCATTTACACCCGCCGTACTATCACGGTCGATCACAAGAAATTTCACATCGGCCTTATCCCGGAAATTCTTAAGATGCTTGTCAGCGATTTTCTGCTTTTCCTCTTTCGTGGCTGCTTTCTCGGCCATGTCCGCAACTGTACCGGCACCATAGGTTTTTTCCAAATTTCTCACCACGGATTTCCGGGCCTCTCCGTCGCTAACATGGATAATAAACTTATGCTTTTTACCCTGTTTAGATTTTGAAAAACGCTGGTCTATCTGCTGCTTTAATGCCTGGAATCTTCCATTGTGTTTTGCATCACCGGACAAAATAGCCCTTTCTTGAAGAGCATCATAATCCTGTTCAATTTTATCCAGGGCTGCTTTTCGTTGCTTTGCGCTCCATTCTTCTTTCTCGGCTTTAAGGTTTAGGGCTTTCCGGTCTTCCCGTTTCCTTGAATTAAGCTCTATGACCTTGAGCTTTTGCTTTTTGGTCATATTGGATTTTACCTCAGAAATCTTATTCTTGAAATCGTGCTTTGATTCTGAGGAATATATAAACGGGCTCACATGCTCCTTGAGACCTTCCACCACGGAATTTTCCCACCCTGTCGTTCCGGTCGCAATAGTATTGTATTTATCCCGGAACTCCTTGGTCGTTCCAAGCTCTTTTGATTTATTGGAAACATACTGCATGATAGCATAGGTATCCATCACACCCTTGTTCCCGACCGGCGTACCGGTTAAAGCTAAACGATATTTAAGGTTTTTATCCCTTCGGGTTTTCGTCCTGGTATGTTCTGGAAGCTGGTCATATTCATCCACCGCTCCGGCCTCGAATCCGGCTGCGTTAATCGCATCGACATTCTTGGCGTAGAAATCATGGGTAATGATTTTCACATCGATCTTGGGATTTTTTAAATCCTTAACATTGGTAACAATCTTCCCCTTCATCTTGGTAAAATTATGAAGCTCATCCAATGCCTGTTTTGCGGTTTTGTTCGGACACGCATAATATTTGTTTAATTTTTTGCCGTCCCGCTTTTCAAGCTCTGAAAACACACCGAAAGAAACCGCCGTCTTTCCACCACCCACTTCAATATTATGCAGCATTCCACCGCCCTTATCCTTATCCATTGCTGCAAGTGAGGACCGTATGGCTGTCTGCTGATGACGGTATTTTGGGTCTTTGCTCATATCCAGGGGGACAATTTTTTTCTTGCCATCCACAACCACGGTTATTTTTTTGTTGAACCTATCCGGTAGCCAGCCCTTCTTATCCGTCTTCCCTTCTTTAACAGCCCTCAGATGATCCATCCTGGCTTGTTCACGCTGAACAGCCTTTGTATAGTTTTTGAGGGAATCTACCGGAACAGAGATTTTATAACCCACGTCCGTTTTTCGGACATTGTACTTTACGCCCTTTTCCTTGAGCTTAAGACCAAGACCACGGATAGCCTGGGTAACATTTTTGCGCTCCTTACCTACGTTCATGTCAATCGTGCCATTCTTAAACCCGGAGTCAAGAATGTGCTTTAGGGTCGCTATTGTTTGAAGACTCCCCATTGCTGTACCAAGATGCAAATTTTTCTGAACCCTGGCCTCGTTCTGTTTCCGATTAATGGCTGTCCCGGTAATAAGCGCAGCCTCGGCCACAACCTTACCGCTCGGATCGGTGAGCTTTTCCTTGACTCCTCGTTTTTCTTCAAGGTCTTTTATCACCGCATCATAATGGTCTGCTTTTTTCAAAACGTCCTGGACAAGCTGCGGATGCTGCTTTTCGATATACTTGTCAAGACCTTCCTTGATATTCTTAAGCTCTCCCGGTGTTTTCCCGGACATAATGAGATGAGCAAGAACCGCCGTACTCCCCTGAATACCAAGACCCTGCATAACCTCTTTCTTGATTCCCGTACCGCCGAATACTTCTACCTGGACACCGTTCAGGGCTTCAAATGCTCCCTGCTGAATATTTTTCTCCATTCTCGGATCGGTATGGATTCCCTTTTTCCTGAACTCCTCACCCTCGGTTTTTCCAAGGATCGCAAAATTGATCTCGTCATAGAGTCGCCGGTTATCTTCGATTGCTTTATTGCTCATGAATTTTTTACTGGCACGATGCAATAATTCATCCGGGGAAATTTCGACGTGTTCCAGGCCAGATAATGAATCAAGAACCTTTGCGCCTTTTGTCTCAACTTGTTTGAGCCGTTTATCAATCTTACGGATTTCTCGTAACCGATCATTGTGGGCCTCAATATGGGATTTTAGAGATAAAGCTTCCTCCATTCTCATTGTCATAAGGTCATGCTTTGCAGCCATGTTCTCGTCTACCTGGCCCGGATCACCTTTTTCATAAAGCTGAGTATTCTCGCCATCACGAAATCTTGCTGTTCCTTTATAGCTGAGATCGTTATTTTCAATAGCCTGGTCGCCTGATTCCAAAACATTAAAGCCGGGCATTCCCTGTTCTTTACCCATAGACTCGCCCATTTCTTTGCGTCTGCGGATTTCAAGCATTCGCTGGCGTAACTCCTCACGCTGTTCATCGGTCAAGTCCCTGGTAATCTTTTCTTTGGGTATAGGTTCACCGTCATCGTTCAGCTTGAGATTATCCTGTTCCCCTTCGGGCTTAAGGGGCTTTTCGTCCACGGTTTTAATTTCCGGTTTCGGTTCTTCTTTATAAACCTTCTGGACATCCTGGGGCAAAGATTTAACCTCATCCTCGGTCAAACTATGCCCTACCAGGCTATCCGGTTTCCGGGCCTCGGCTTTAAGGTTATCCCTGGATTTTTTATCAAGCTTGCTGACCGCCTCATCATTAATGACAAATTTCTTGGGCTCTGGTTCTTGCTTAAACTCATCCAGCTTGCCGGTTTTCTTGGCCGTGGTGATAAAGTCCTCGCCGGTCGCATGTGCCTGTAACATAATATCAAGCTGCTTATCCAGCTTGCGGATCGCCTTATTGTGTTCCCGCTTAATCTGCTGGTTTTTTCTCCTAACGGCCTCTGCAATTTTACCTTTCATTTCCTCCGGGGCAACTCCAAGCTTTTTAAATTCCCACTTCTTCTTTGCGATAAAAAGCTTCTTTTCCTTTTCCCCTAATTCTTTTTTGACACCTTTCCTGGCAACCACCTTGCTTAATTTTTCCCGCTTTTCCTGGGAGATCGCTCTTTTCTCTTTCCTTAATTGCCTGGCTTCTTTTGAAAGCTCCCTTTTCTTTTCCCGTTGCTCCTGGCGAATCTTTGCGGTCTTTTTCTTTTTCTCCATATCAAGCTCGATGTGTTCCAGGTGTTTCCGCTTTGCATTCATGCCACCACCGGCAATGATACCCCATGTTCCACCGGCTTTTTTCTTGATAAGGATATGACGGCCATGCAGGGGGCTGGTATCATCCGTTATTGTAATCCAGCGTTCTGTTCCCACGGCTGCTGCACCGTAGTCAAAGGATTTAGGTTCTTTGGCCTTCTTTGCCTTTGACAAATCCGGGAATAATGATAAGATCAGTTTCATTGTTTCCTCTTTATGATATATAGCCGTTTATCTCGAACTTGCCGGACGGCATCTTATACCATTGTATATGTAGCTGCTGCTTTATGGGCTGGTAAAATTCTCCCTTCTTGGTATCCTTATGAGCTATACCGATACTCGCCCTCCCTTTTGCGCCGGTCAAAATCCCCTCGTACTCTGTATTGTCTTCCTGTAACAATACATAGCCATGCTCATTAAACTTTTTTTCAATCTTATCCAGGGGAATTGTTTTATGATATTCTTTTCCAAGATTGCTTATAAAAGTAACAATCTTGTTTTTTGATGCCTGGTCGATTTTCTTCCACCGCTTGCCTTTACCGGTCTGCTGCAATGCCAGGCCCGGCCTCCCTTTTATCGGCTGCGCTTTTGACAATCCAAGATTGCCAATGGTCTTTTTAAATAACTGGATCATGAAAACAGTTTTGAGAAAAATCCTTTTTTCTTTTTAAGACTTTCCCCGGTCTGCATTTTCATCTCTGCCGGTTTATCGCCATACTTTTTGCTGGCATTGTCAATGGCTTTATCAAGATCGGCTAATGAATTATGCTCCATTTCCAGGGGGCTTGTTTTGATATCCGTGGATTCCAGACCTTCAATGGTTTGCTCAAGCTTATTAACATAGTCGGTCAATTCCACTTTTTCCTTTTTGGCATGGGCTTCCCGGAAAAGCTTAACCAGGCGATCCCGCTCGTCAATCATCCTGAGAATAAGGGTCTCAAGATTCCTGATCTCAATGTCTGTTGATTCGGGACGGCTTTTGATTTCTTTATAGGCATCCTCAATTTCCTTTTTGCGCCGTTCCAGTAAATTCATTTCCCTGGCGATCTCGCCATCCATTTTCTTGTGCTGCGATTCCTTATAGACCTTAAGGGCGACATCATACTGCGGGTCTTTTTCGTCAAGACAAATAATCTTGCGCCGGTTTCCAGCACCGGTTTCCCAATAACCGATCTGGTACATTCCATCTCTCGCTCCCCTGGCAAGCTTTTTCCTGAACTGACCACGTAAATGATTATGCACCTGCTTTTCCAGCCGGTTATAATCTATCCATTCCCCGTAAGTAGCCAGGGCCACAATAACCATTTCCCGCATCTTGGCAGAAAATTGTTTTGCATCCAGGGGGATCACATCATTTATAGAAAGCTTGGATTTATTGATTTCATCCTTAGTTTTTTTAACACCGGCCTCGTTCTTGTGGTGTGTTATTTTTTCAATTCTTAATGCCTGGCCGTCCGATGTTCTGATAACCTTTCCCTCTTTTGCAGTTTCCAGGTCTAATACCGCCGTTTCATTTTCTTTATTCACGCTGCCTTCCTTTTCTTAAAAGATTCGTACCACTGTTCCCACTTCTTTGAATCTTCTTGTTTCATTCGTGGATATCCTTTTTCATCTATCCACTGAGATTCTGGAAAGAACTTATTCCAGTTACACCGGCAATGAGGATGCAAGGGTATGGTAGGCATCCATATCATTGAATCCGGTCTGCGTACCCACTTGCCGGAAACCGGGTCTTTCGTGTAGTGCGCTGCGTACCGGCCATAATTTGTTTTCCCTACCCATATTTGGGTCTTCCAGTTTCCGGGGGCATCGGTCTTCTGATAAATCTTACCATGAATCATATCCAGGCAATGCTCACACGCATCCGGGGCAGAATCCCCGATCACCCATTCCCCTTGAGACAGGGCATCAATATACCCGTTTGAATCCCCGTAAGATACCTCGGTCAATGCCACCCTTCTCCAATCCCGGTTATCGCTCCCAAGCTCCTGGAATAAATTCTGCCGAATTTTCCCGGTCGCATAATTGTTCCGGTATCCATCAAGAATGATTCTCTTAGTCCCTTCTTTGACCTTATCAGTTTGGGTCTGGATGAGAGAGCCGGTAAAATCTTTTGAGAAAATCATAGACCTGGCTATGTCCGGTTTTACCCGGTATTTTTTCATGGCTTCAATAACGGTCTTTGGGAGTTTCCTGGGATCGACAAGTTTGAAAGGCAGGGCTGCGGATTCCCCGGCCCGGATCAATCCCAAAAGATGAGACCGAACAGCCACCATTTCCGCTATTGCCTTATTTTTTTCCGGGGATGGAAAATACTTTTTCATAAGCCGGTCAATCAGATCGATATCATCCGACTCGTATTTAGGCATGGCTTTTACCAAAGTCTCACGCCGTTTTCCCAAATTGAATTTTTCCAGAACAGCATTCTGGAAACTTTTCATGGGCTCTGCTAAATAAAGGTAATAGATATCCTCAAGAATAGCCTGGGGTTTATAGGTGTGAGGATTCCAGATTTTGCTTGAATCTTTTTCTTTAACGGCCTTGATTAATTCACTGGCATCATCTGTAGAAAAAGATAGATAAGAAGTAAAAGCCTTAAATAAATGAGGGGATAAGGCAAGTCTTTCCGATGCGCTCAAATCATCGTCGAAATTAACCTTGTACGCTTCTGTTAAGCCTTTCACTTATACGCCTTATGGTAAAGGAAATGGATTTACCCATTTCCGCACCCTCGGCTGGCTTAAAGCGTCCACCGGTCTTAGCTTCGGGACTTTCCTGTGGTGTAACTTGTTCTCCCTCGACTGTGCCTTGCTCCCCGGTCGGTTCCTCTCCTGGTGCGCCTTCTTCTCCTTGTGCGCCTTCTTCCATTGAGAACTCACCGCCGGTTTGGGCTTTAGCCATTTTTTCTGATTGCCAGGCTTGAAAAAGTATCGGGTTGGCCGGGGCATCTAACCATTCCTGGTTTTCTCCTTCCGGTATCTCCTCATCATTCTCCTTGATAAGTTGACGTACCGTTGACCCGGTTTCCAACCTTAATTTTCTGATCTCAAGTTTATCTTTTGTGCGGTCTTCTTTGACACCCACCCAATAAAATTCATATTTACCGCCATCGATCTCATTGAGGATATTGTTATTGAAAATATCCGCAATGAAATCCATAAGGGGCTCAAACCCCTTATCTTTCGATGACTTGATTTTATCAAGAGGGCTTCCCTGGGATAGCGGAGCAGCACCCATCCGCAATGACTGAAATCCGATCTCCTCCACGTCTATGCGGAAAAGCGCACCGCATATCTGAGCCATGAAGGTCAAGAATTTATGTTGCTCCTCGGACGTTGCGTTCTTTCCCTTGAACTCCACAAAGGAAACGCCCTTGCCGTCCTTGGTTCTCATAATGGGTATCTTGTGCTTGTAATTGGGATTTGACATGGAAAGATAAAACTGGTCTTTGAAATCTTGTAGCTCCTGGGTGTTCCAGTTTCCGATAATGGACAAGACACCGGCTGGAAGTTTGTTCTCGGAAAAGGTGCTGGTCGAAAAGCTCAATCCGTTTATCCATGCCGTGACCGCTCTGATCAAAAGCTCAAGCTCGGCCACGCCATATCCGAAAAACCTGATATCAGTCCTGGGATTCTCAGAAATGTTCAGCATTTCATTTCTGAGAAAGTAAGCCGTATCCCTGTTATAGATGCGCTGGACATAAACGATGTCATCCGGGTTTACATTCTTGTCCTCTAACAAATCATGGTCATGCAAAAGGGCTGGCTGCATCTGCTGTGGATTTTTCCCCTGGAAATAAAGCTCTTTCATGTACCTGGGAACAAGGGGATAAATAGTTGCTGCATCCACGGCATAGAAACTGTGAATATCTCCTTTGCGTGTGCGCTGCAATTCGATATTCACTTTGTCACAGGTAAGCCGGTCACGGATAACCTTGGTCACGAATTTTTTAAGGGTGTCCCTTTTCTGAAATCCAACATAACCCTCGTCCCATCCGGTATGATACAGGAATTGTTCAATCTCGGCCATGCGTTTCTTATCCTGTTCAGTCGCCTTGGCGTTCCGATCCTTGAGCCTTATCCTGTATCCAAGCTCGTCCAATCCTTCATCGGTCGGCTTTGTGAATCGTACCGCCTGGGCGATCCTGGTAGATATGATAGCTGCGGGGATTTCGGTATCGGCCATTTGCCGAAGAACGTCAAAGGTAAGAAAACGCTTTGTGCGGATTTGCCCGTAAGATGAATACTCGTACATATCATACGGGTCTACCACATAGGATTTGAGATCGTCAAGCTGAACAGTGTTTGAGCGTTTGCGGTCGTTCAGGTCTGAGACTTTTTCCTGAATGTCCAAAACTCTGTTTTGGATATCAAGAGCTTTCTCAATCTGATTCGGATCGACCCATTGAATAATTCCACCGGCTTGAATAGGAATTGGGGTATTTGAGGATTTTTGAATATTGGATTTCTTTTTATTCGTAATTCCAAGAGCTTCCAATTCTTCCAACTGGATCATTCATAACTCCTGAAAAAAAATTGAACTATGCTGATTATAATACCCTGTTTCTTAAGAAATAATAATAAGTTACAAATTTGTCAAGTCTTATAAAAAGAGCCCAGGTCAAGGAGTAACCTGGGCTCAATGCCTGGCATTACCGAAAGGTAACGGAGTGTGCCATGTTTACCCTTATAATATACCATATCTTGTGATCCCGGTCAAGAAATCTCTACATTTTGGGGTTTATGCGCCGAAATCGAATCCGTGAGCGTCCAGGTCTGTATCGGTAATCATCTTGACCACCATAGCGGTCGCATCGGCCACGTCCTTTGATCCCCCTGGTGGATGGTCAACTTTATTGTGGTTTATGTCCAATAGCTGCCTTAATTCGGTTTCCAGTTTTGGATAATCCATGCATCGAAAAAGACCGCTATAAACTACCCGCCGTAAATGGACATAGAGTTGATACTGAACTTTGTTGCTGAAAAATTTCACATCGGCATCCACGCCTTCCGATTCCAACTGCTGCTTTGCCAATTCACTTTGCCAGTGGTCATACTTAATTTTTCTCATGTTTGGGAAAACCATGTTTAAGGTACTGACCACGTTTTGAACATTGACAAAATCCACCGGTATCTTCATGCCGGATTTGTCTTTGATAGGCAGAAATTCAACAATCAGATCAATGACCGGCATGGACAAGACTTTGAACCTGGCTGCTGCCTCGGCCAGCGTTTTATTCTGAATATCTATGCGCTCACAATACCCGCACACAAGCGCATAGGTATCCCCGCTCAATCCTGGATCACACGCAACAAACCGGATTCTATTATCACCGATCAACTTCTCATGCGTTCCCCGGCCACGGCCAACAAATTCGCCCTTTGCATTATACGATCCTTCGGTAATGGTACTGCGTAACTTCATGGCCTTTAATTCTTCGAGACGTTTCATTTGATCGGGAATACACATTATCCTGAAATGCTCATTGAGATCATCCACGGTTTTTATCTTAATGCTTTCATCCAAAGGATTGACTTTAATTAAACGGTCTGAAATCATTTCTGTAAAACTGATGGCCGTATATTTCCTTACCGCAACCACCTTGTTATCTTGCTTGATAACCCTTTCCGTAATTCCCCGTTTATACTCAGCGAAAGGTTTAAGCTCTTTGTCCATGATTTCTTTTATGCGCTCTGGATGCGCTGCAAAGAAACCGGTCTCAGGGGATTTCACATTGCAGTTATACGCAACGTCCGCAAACTCTGGATCGTCATCGAATATTTGCTGCAAATCTTCCTGGGTCAGATCGTCTCGTACCTCGACCGTCCGGGCCAGGTCTGTATAAACATTGGGGTTATTGATATTAGTTTTGTACCGCTCCCACCCGTAGTCAATGGTATCGTTATCCGGGTATGTTATCAGCATCCCGCTTCCGTATTTTTTGAAAGTCGCCTTGCAGTTTGCGATCACGGTCTTAAGCTGCGCTTTCGCTTTTTCATACCTGGGCTTTGTGTTCGCCCTGGAAATCTCATCACCTACCCAAAAGTACACATTGAATCCCTGGAAAGCATCGGCTTCTGTATTGAATGAGCATAACCGGATATTACCTGGGATATCCATTTCCTTGGTTTTAATATCTTTGCCATCCCGGATATCCATACCTAATCTTGATTGAAACCAGTTAAGACCGGTATCCGGGTCTATACAATGCTTCAAAGTATTACAAGCATTTTTAAAAAACACCTGCCGGGCCTGGCGTTCATTCACCACGGACACATTGATAAGGTCAATGGTTCTATCCGGGGTCAGTCCGAAATATCCATGAGGATCGATGAGGCATTTAAGCTGGTATGTTTTATAAACGTAAATCCCCTCACTTAAATAATTCTTTCCCGATCTCATGCCCCATATCAGATCGGCTTCTTGCTTTGGTGGAATAAGGGAAAACGGGTCTTCACCGCAGATGGCCAGCCCTGCTTTTCTTTGACGATCAGATAATTTTTTGTTCAAAAACTTTCTGAAAAAATATAGAACGTCAACAGGCTCGTACCTCCAAATATCATCAAAGGTTTTTTCTTCTTCCATATATGCCTGGTCAACAACATTTATATTCCGTCCGCTCGAAGCTTGGGGATGCGCTATGCTGCCGAAGTGAGTAGGGATTACCGGTTTAATTAAAACAGATTCGATCAAAGAGTCTTCGGAAATTCCACCGGAATTTTTCAATCTTGACATTTATCCCCGCCACTTCTTTTTAAATATCGGCTTGTTACCGTGACAAAACCATCTATTATCAAACGTTCCCAGGACATCATAGTATCCTTTGTCCGTAGGACAGATAATAACTTTGTTTGGATAATAAATGTCACGCTCAAGCACGTGCCATAACCCGAATATGGCGGTCAATCTGCCCGTACCTTCTTCGATAATGGAATAGGTAAGATCGATAATAGGGCTGGCCGGTTCAAAATTAAGAATAACTTGTATTTTAAATCCTTGCTTCATATCTATAATATAACAAAAAAAGAGCCGATGGGAGAGATGCCACCGGCTCTTACTTAACCACGGAGGGGAGCGGAATCGGCCAAGATCGACCGCCCCCTGGCCAGAAAAGTTAAAAAGCTATTTCTAATATACATTTTTATTTCGGGGATTCCACTCTAATACTTTTCCTGATAATCTCTATTACCTTATTGTAATCATCAAGGGTTTGCACCTTCCAGTATTTTATACAATTCGGGGAATTGAAATAAATCTCCGCTCCTATTGCGTCCACCACCCTGGTCTGTTTGTAGTGAATAATTCCCCGCCGGTTCACCCAATAGTATCCGCTTCCATTAAACATAGTCAAGCTCCTTTACTCTGCATGACCGGCATTCTCTTTCTTGAAAAAGCTTTCCCTTTAAAATGCACTCATGGCAAATAGGATTAAAGCCCTTGGTCTTGAATGAATAATAGCAATTTTTTTTAAACAGGCGAAATACCAGAAGGATAATTATTGCTGTCATCATCCAGCATATCAGGTCTGGTAACATTATCTACCCTTTTGCTTAATTCATTTCTGCAAGGGAGATGCGCCGGTCTGCCAGTACATTTTGTACGGTATAGCGGACACGCCTGGCACTCGGTAGAAACCGATTGAGTATCATCGTGTATACCCATTAAAAATTACTCCTGAAAAACTGATCAAAGAACAACATTGAGTCCTTTATTAATCATGGCCTCAAATCTATGTTTGCATACAGACATCCCTTCACCGTCAATAGTTCATAACCAGTAAAACGGTTCTCCTGGGGCTGACCGGCAATGTTCCTCATCTGGAAAACGGTAGATTTCATAATCTTTTGTTCTCATCACAAAAGTCATTCTGCCCTGGTCTGTTTCTGTCATGGATGCCTCGGATGCCATACGATTACCATTGATGGAAAACCGGCTGCGTTCTTTTTCCCATATTGATGATAAAGAGAATTGGGCTTATTGTGAATCGTGTGCTGTTCCCATAGCCATTCCCAATATTCGTCTGAGCCGAAAATTAACCGGCCCTGCTGCGGTCTGAACTCGATCCCCTTTTGAGGCATATTGATTTCATCGTCCCATATATACCGGTGAAACCATTTTGTATCTATCCGTCCAGGGATTAAACCAACTACCTGGATGTGCCTTGAAGATTCGAGAAAAGCTTTCCTTACCCATTTGTCCGTGATACTCCGGCCATAGGGGGGATTCATGAAAGCGCATTTATAGCCGTCCCAGGATTCTGCCAAACCGTCCTGGCCTTTGTCCAAACAAAAACCATTGGGAGCTTTCTGGCTTTTTGTTGTGCAGCATGGATCAAGGTCGAAATGAAATTCCTTGTCCAGCATGTTATAAAAATCCTGGGGAGTATCGTGTTCTCCATCCTGGGGTTTAAGGTTTTCTGAAAACATTAGATCGGTATTCATTTTAACGCTGCCTTATAATATCCGCATGGAGGACACATACCGATTGCACCCTTGCCTATAAGATCGGCATTCACAGGGGCAATCCATACCGGTTTATGGCATACTGAACACTCCCCGCCTTTCCATTTCTTTTCCGGGGCTGGATGCGCCACCATTGCCTGTAAGGGTAACAGCACGATTTTACCACATGGGTTTTTATCCCCTATCCGATACAATGGGATCGCCTGGGCCTTGCGCTGAATCATGCGCCGGTGACGTTCCAGGTTCTTTTTCTGCATACGCAATTCCCGGATATGCTCATGGGCTATATTCTCATAGCTCTCCCATTCCGCAATCACCTGGTCAATCTGTGCATCGTTCAGCTTGGTATCAATGGTAAAGGGTTTGTAATAATTCACGATCATGGTCATCCCACGGCCACGCACCAGGGCTTCCAGGTCTGCATCGGAAAACTTGTGGGGCTCAAACTGGAAATCATAGGGAGTAAATAAAATCATGGCCTTTCCCAAAGTCTCTGCCTTGAAATTCATCTTGCTCAATTCTCTGTTAAAGGATTTCATGATTTCATGCTTTTCGGAATTGCCAATACTCTCCATGCCTTGAACCTTGAAAAGAAAAAACGTCTCCTCAAGATCGGTGAAGTCAATGCGCTCCATCTTGAGCCGAATTTTTTCAATCATCTTCAATGCTGCTGCGTCAATGGTCTCTTTGGTTTTATTCTCGCTCACTCGTTCCTCCTTTTATCATCCACCACGGTATTAAACAGTCGCCTGAGATTTGCACCGTATATATAAACCTTGAATCCGTCCTTGCTCTCAAATACCATGCTGTCTGATTTTTTAATTTCCATTTCCACCACCGGCGTTCCCGGTGTTAATCCAATGTCTCTGAATAAACTTTGGTCTTGTGTTTCAAACCTGGAAAACCTCATGAGTAAATTTGCTTTCTGATTGACGGTGAAACAAAAATTTCCCTTCCACATGCGCTATGTTATAATACGGAATTTGCTCATCCTCGGAAAGATTATCAAAATCAGCGCATCGGCATTTATATTCATAGCACTTGCTCTTGAAATCAAATTCCACGCTGAGAATTTTAACCTCGGACAATAAAGCATCCCGTATTTTCTCACCACCAGGCACAAAGAAAAAACTGCTGCCTAACTGAAATCTGCCTATTCTCCTTTCCATTATCCCCTTCTTAAAACTTCAACAACCATCACGCTCCCCAGGCCCGAATCGTGACGCTCCTTTTTAAACACTACGTCATAGTGCGGGGCTTTGCAGTTTTCTGGTAAAACGTCAAACAAAGGACACCACCCATAGTATATAACGGAATCACTGCACATATCATACTCTGCCTTGTAGGGAAAAAACTGGCTGAATAAAGCTTTGAACGCTTCGTCGTTTGACGTATCATGGTACATATCAAACCGGATAGAGATATGGCCAAATCTGCGATCCCTATTGTCATGCTTGATTTTCTCCGGCTCGTTTTCCTTTTTTGATCCCTGGCTTGTCATCATGGCCTTGCTCCTTTTCCATTTTTCTTAAGATGGACAAATCCCAAGGCATTCAAAATAAATACCACGGCCACGCCTATCATCGTACCGTATGCATTTATTTTACTTGAGCTTATTTGCTGCTCATAAATCCGATCACGCTTTTCCTGTTCCTTGTACCGCTTGCTCCCCTTGATATAGATTTCATGATAATACTGGTTCAGGTCACTCTTGATTTCTTCAATGTCTTCCTTGAGATTTTTATTATCGGCTTCCAGGGTAACTATCCGATCCCGTAAGGTCTGCGGGATCGCCACGGATACAAGGATTAAAAAAAGAATGGTCTTCATGCTCCCTGCCTTGACTGTAATTCCTCCCTGGCCCGTTCAACCTCGGTTATGAACGTGTCACAGGCAGATATCTCCGCTTCGTCTCCGTATATCATGGTAAGAATTTTATTGTGGAGCTTAAGAGAGTCGTGGGTTTTTGCCTCGTCCTCCGTGATAACTCCGATGTCCACACCTATTGCCAACTGTTTGGGTATTGGAAGCTGAACAAACTTCTCATGCGCTTTGCGGGTCTCATCGAACATGCTCTTATCCCCTACCGGAAATTCATTTACCAGCTTAATCCAATCATGTGCATTGATTTTTAAATCAATGGATATATCACCTTGCTTGGCCTTTAAAAGAATCACGCCGTCCTCAAGGGGCTTCACCGATAAGTTATCATTGACTATAAACATCTTAACCTCCATTAATTAAAGTCTTCATCTGGCCATTCTTCTTCATTGGCCAATTCGTCAAGGTCTTCTATGAGACCGGAATTTTCTTGTGCAAAAATATCTTCGTCATCCGGTTCACCATTAAGTAGGTTATCCGGGATTGTTTTGTCTTCGCCTTCGCCAATCATCTAACTCCTCCTGGCTTTTTGGAATATAAGCACTCTCAATCCTGCCCTTTATTAGTGAAGCTATCTTATCTGCCAGGTAATCGTCAAGGCGTTCTTGTTTGCAGTCTCCTATTTCATCCATCAACTCATCCACACACAATTTGGGTAATACGAATTGTATCCTTTGCTGGCATAAGTGGCCGGTATTGTTCCGTAGCTGGAACACATATCAGGCTTAATCTCATGAATAGTGCATACCGCTTTTCCGTTCTCCATAACAAGATGTTTGCACCGATACATATATTTCTTTTCTCCCTGGATGTTTCCGGCCTGAGTAATTCCATTGAACTCATTGGCTTCTCTTATGAAAATCAGCATTGTATAAATTAGCCAAATCTCATGAGGCACAGTACGTCTTTTTACTTTCGATACCCTGCGCCTTGTTTTATCATGCCAATCTTTCCAAAGCATATAATTTCTTTTAAGTCTTAATGGCGATAATGGCAAAACAATCTGTGAGCAGCACTGACCGCACCGCTTACATTTCAATTCCTCTTTGGCCGGGGGCTCTTTTACTGCTGCCACTTTATTCATGCTTTCTTTTTCCTCATAAGGTTCTGGTCTATTAAATGGATGAGCCGAATCCTGTCATCCGGCGTACAGTTTACCAAGTCCCAATGGATAATATGCTGGCCGGTATCATAAAGAGCCGTCTTGCCTTTAATCAGTTTTTCAAAGTGCGCCTTGCTCCACGGCATATCAAATTTAAGATCACCGATATCCTGTAACTGAGATGGATCACAAATTATCTCATTCGGCTCGAAAGGGAGATTGAGAACAAACTTCTTGAATAAATCAGGAGTAATGAATAAGTTTACTTTTTTCTTCACGTCAAACATTAAAATAAATTCTCCCGCTCCCCTTGCAAGTATTACATTTATGTTCCGTGTTATCTGGCAAAAGGAAAATGCCCGTACCGTTACAATCACCGCATGGTCTTACCTGGTATCCTCGTTCTGATTCATAGGGAAAGATTAGGATAACGCTGCATGGCTCTCGAAATATTCCACCTATGATCCACCCGTAATTGCATCCTACCAATTCTGCCGGTGTGAACTCGGTATCTGATTTGTCCAATTAACTCCTCCGGTTAATTAACCCCTGGGGTTAATCTTACTTATAGACCTGCTCATACTTGAACTGAGCAACCACAAGACGATTCAAAGCAGACCCCACGGACTTGGACGTTTTCACAAGCTCGAATGTTTCTTCCGGCACTCCCTGATAATGGTACATGGATTTGTTCTTGAACCGGACACGCATCGTACCGTCTTTGAATCCCACACTTTCAATGTTTGAGGATTCCACGGACTCCATGCCAAACAACTGATCAACATCCTTAACCCTTTCAAGATAACTCTTTCCATCCGATTCATTATTTTTCGGTGGCGGGTTAGTTGATTTGCTGGCCGTCTCCGGCTGTCCGATGTTCATGGCCTGGATGGTCTCTACCATTGCACCCAGGACTTCCAGAATTATGATCTGGTTATCGCAGAGCATTTTTGCCACACCACTGATTTTTGGTGATTGCCTCAATGACTTTGCATCACCCAGGGCATGTTGAATTTTTTCTTTTAGCATGACTCACTCCTTGTTTAATTTTTTATAAATAGCTTCCAGCGCACTCATCAAAGCTATTTGATTTGTTAAAATCCTTCTCAATGGATCGGCCAAACTGAAATTCTCTTTAAACCCTTCGGCCATTAATTCAAAGGTGTCCTTTACACCTATCAGCAAAGGTTCAAGATAATCGTATTCTCTTTGATATGGCAAAAACTTAATCTGTGATGGATAAGCTTCAATAACTCTGCCGTCCGGCATTTCAATTATACCGACCGTACTCAATCCGTTTTCTGTATCGCCATCTTGCCCCCAGGTATGGAATAAACCCTCCTCGGTTTTTTCCTCGCCCTGTTTCTTTTCTTCCTTGATCCATTCACGGTATGTTACCTGGCATTTCCGCATAATTATTCCTCGCTTTCGTAATTTTCCATGAAGTCTTGCATCTTCTCCTTATCCACTTCTTCTTGGTCAAGCTGCTCTTGGTACAAATCCATATCCATTAAATCCTCAATGGCTTTTGTCAAAAGCTTATTAAGGACTTTGGGCTCAAGCGCATCCACTTCCCAGGATGTCCCGCCGTGTTTGCTAATATACCATCCGGCCCTTGGGTCTGTTATCTTTGCCGGGTTTGGCGGGGGATTGTACCTGGTAATCTGCTGCCTGGTAAGTGCGATATGAATAACGTCAATGGAAATTCCAAATTCTTCTTCTCGCTCCGTGATATCCCGTATCATATCCAGACCGGACGGATCATGGTCTCCCAGGTAAATCAATTTTAATTCCTGGTCATTGTATTTGCTGGCATTTGCATAACGCTGGTATGCATCATGCATAGCCGTACAGCTTGAATACCCACGATTGACCATTAGCCGGACATGGTATTTATTTGTAACTCTTTTCAGGACGTTTGATAGCGCATC